GTTAAGGCCCTCTCCCTTAACCTTGTAAAACTTTATAAGGGGAAGGATATCATGGAGCTTGACGCTTGTGGCTTGAAGCTTGAGCCTTGCGCCCTGGGGCTTGAGGCTTGTTACTTGCTGCTTGAGTCTTTGTAGCTTGAGGCTTGAGCCTCACCCGCTTGTTGCTTGTTGCTTGAGGTTTGTTGCTTGTGGCCCGGACCAGGTGCACGCTCACTTTCGCCGTCGCGTTCGCTCTTGCTAATGACCTGATCCGATTTATCCCTAGGGATTCTGTAAAATTTTGGATGTTTAAAAACATGTGTCATGATTAGTGTTTACCATAACTAACATTTTTTATATCTTTATTCCAGCATGCTCTACAATCTAGACACTGGCCGCCCTGATTAGGCGCTGGACAGCTGGGGTTTCCATCAGTCACCACCGTTGAGCTATGAGACCAGGCGTTGCCAGCGGTGCCATCTACCTTCGCAGCGCTTAATCTTATAATTAAATTTTCCGGAACATCTTCAGGTGCTGGCAGGTATTGCCGCTCTTGAGTCGGTAACCAGTGTTTGGTATCAGGTGTAAGTTTACAGATTTCTATAATTTTTTGCATATGCTCTTTTGATTGAAGGTCGCCGGCATCATGCCATCTAAACCATTTTTGCCGTTTGATTTGTGCAACCATTGCCTCCACCCATTGCGGGTGATTAATAGCGTCGAGCCTTCTATACTGGGCTTCCTTGATTGCTGGGTAACGTGTATAATTATTTTTCATAGCATAACAACCAAAGCACGGGCTCGTTGGAATCTTCCTAAGCTTCGCGCCAGTCTGGCAGGCCCACGCTGGCAGGCTGTAACTCAGGCCAGGCATCTTAGAGGTTCTTGTTAAACTGTCTGTAATTTTTTTTGCTTCTTTTATTAACATAAATCTTTCTCCTTTATTATCCTATACACTATAAATTTTATCTTGTCAAGCTGCTTGTTGCTTGCTGGTTTCCGGTAGGTCTCACCCGGAATTATCCCTAACGCGTGCCGCGCATAGCGTCCAAGACCAATTGACCAGCTTGTGGCTTGCTGCTTGAAGCTTGAGCCTTGACCCAAAACAAAAAATAAATTCAATCGCAAGTTGCACCAGTGTTGGATGATGCAACTTGCGATTGAGTAGCGTCCAATGGCTTTCTTCCAGGACGCTACAGATTTAGATTAAGATTTCTCTTTTTCTAAATATTTTTTAGTTCTTTCTTGGTCTTCTTTCACCATACGAATGACCTCTTCAAGGGCATCCGCAATTCTTTTTAATTGTTCAGTTTCCATTAAGCTTTCTTTCTAACATCTCTAAATACAAACTCTTCTAGAATTCCAACTCTTTTAGATAAAAGGTCGATTAATTCTTTTTGCATTTTAATTATTTCCATTGTACTATTTCCTGCATCGGTCAAACCTTTGACCATATCGATAGTTTCTCTATCTGTCATTTTACCTCGTTTTGTTAGATTAAACATATTAGGAGTATATAGGATAAATAAGGCAGAATTAAGGCACATACAAAAATAAATATTTTTTATTTTCTTGACATATCCCAAATTATCCTATATACTTGGACGGTGGCTGGGGATGGTGGTTAGTATATATATTAAAAAACCATGCACGTACAGGTTGAAAGTTTTTTTATTTAAGGGATTGACAGATTATATAATATAGGATATATTAGGATTATGTTTAACAAAAACGAAAGGCAAAAATGCAAAAAATAAGAATGAATACAGAGTTGCGAAACAAACTCTTTAATAAAATGAAAAATGTCTTTGAGAACGAGGACACACAAGAACGAGAAGATTTCTTGTCAGCAAGAGAGAGTGTTGATTATCATTATGACATAGCACACAAACTTGCAAAGCAAGTTGTTGAAAGATCATATCCACCAGAAGATGTTTCTGTTCTTAGAACTTTCAAAAAGAAATATGGAAGTCCTTGTGATGTTGTTGCAAAAGATAAATGCTTTTACTTTGCTCATAGTGAGGACAAAGATGAGGATGGCGATATCAAAGAAACTAAATCTCATTTTGATTTTGGTTTGTTTGGCAATCTAAATGGTAGTGAGTATAGTGATGAGGATGGAAAGAAATTTGCGTTTGCATATTACCGAGAAGATTTAAAAGCTATGGATTGCAACCCAGATATCTATGCTCAACAAAATGAAAACAAAGATAACCCACACAAAACAAAACATATTGACGAGTGTTCAAAAGCACTTGGTCATAGTCGTAGTCATAGTTATTCAAATGGCGACCACAATGGTATGACAAAAACATTTGATGACCAATACTATCTTGATGTTATTGGAACATCTTATTGCAGATCAAGAGCAATAGCCTGTACCAAAGATGAGTACGAAACATTTAATGATTGGCGAATTGCAAAAGGTAATGTTGTATCAAAACACCAAACTTGGATTGATACAATTCAAAAACAATGCGATCAATTAAAAATTGGATTGAAAGCATACAGGTATTTGAGTGAGGGGATAGAACTTGCAACTGAACTTGGAATACAAGTTGATGAGGCAGAGTTAATTAGAACTAACTCAACAGGTTTGACTATCTACAATCCAAGCAACCTTGCAAGTATGATTAAGGGCATGAAGAATAAACATCAATCAAGAGAGGCGAAGATATTAGCTAGAAAAAAATATGAAGAAAGTATAAATTAAGGGTTGACATTATGGGAGTATTGGTATATACTCCCATACATAACAGAAAGGTAGAAATGCAAGAAAACACTAAATTTAAAATCACATACTATTCTAACAAGGATAAGAAACACATCACAAGAAATGGAACTTGGACAGACAAGTGCAGATATTGGACAAGCAAAGCAGGTGCAAATCTAATGACTTATTTTGATGATGACGCAGAGGGATATAGAACTGCCAAAGGCAGTTGGAAAGTGAGGTATTAATGACAAGCTTTGAATTTTATTGTTGCGTTGGTTTCTTTGGTTTAATTATGGGATTGGTGGTAGTAGCATGAGTAATAAACATTTTTGCCAAGGACCAACCTGTCATGAAAACCCTACACAAGATAGATTTCTAAAATCTAGAGGTGTAGTTAGAGGGCGATATGCATACTGTAACATGGACCATCAGAATTGGTATTCAGACTCAGATAAATTCTTTTGTAGTCAATCATGTAAATTAGATTGGTTATCAGTTAACATGAAGAATATAGAACATGGTCGACCGATTGAGTTTATCAGACACAGACGAGAGAGCCAAGGTTATCGCAAGGTAACTAGTGATGATAGGTGGGGTCCAAGAAATATTATTCAAAGGGTTGAGGGTGTGACAGAATAGTACAAAAAAACATTTGACATAAGTAGGATTATCCTATATACTAGTCACATATAACAGAAAGGTAGAAATGCAAATACAATACAAAAACAAAACATACACAATACCAAAACCATTTGACCAATGTTACTTTGGTTCAGAGCCTACTAAAGAGATGACAATCTTTAATAGATTCAGCGATGAAACATTTAGCCAATCAGCAAAGCTACCGGCATTTGCTGTGGCGATCTATGATACAATCATTGGTGCAGAACGTACCGAGGATTATACCACAATGCAAAAAGGTTTGACGTGGTTCCAAAAGAACTTCGTTGATGAATACTACGTTCTGTTAGACTAGTAGCTCAGGCGCACACCCTATGCAATCCTTGCATACAAGCATAGGTTGTGCGCCAGGCATCAAGAGAATTTAAGATGTATGATAGAGGTACCAGACCCATTATGGGTTTTGATTTTTTTACAAAAAGGTTTTTTTATTTTTATAAAAGGGGTCCCAATAGTTTGTATTTATGCCAGCTTTCATACATTTAAAGCCTTATAATACTTTTTTACTTTTTAAAAAAATAGTGTAAAAATTTTCTAGAAAAAATTTTTCAAATGAAGATAGATAAAGATAAACTAAAGAACTTCGATAAGTTACCTGCAGATGTGAGAAGACAATTTTCATTATTGGCTAATCAGTATGGTGAAAAGAAAAAGACTGCTGGTATACAAAATAACTTTATGGATTTTGTAAAACATGTTTGGCCTGATTTTATTGAAGGTAAACATCACCAAAGAATTGCAAATAAGTTTGATCAACTTGCTCAAGGTAAAATTAAAAGATTAATTATTAATATGCCACCCAGACATACCAAGTCTGAATTTGGTTCTTATCTTTTACCTGCATGGATGGTTGGTAGAAATCCTAAACTAAAAATTATTCAATCAACTAACACAACTGAATTATCTGTAAGGTTTGGTCGTAAGGCTAAATCTTTGATGGACTCACCAGAATATAAACAAGTTTTTAAAACTAGACTTAATCCTGATTCTCAAGCTGCTGGTAAATGGGAAACCGAACAAGGTGGTGAATATTATGCTGCCGGTGTTGGCTCTGCTATTACAGGACGGGGAGCTGATCTACTAATTATTGATGACCCACATACTGAACAAGATGCTATGAACAATCAAGCTCTTGATAGAACTTATGAGTGGTATACTTCTGGTCCACGTCAACGTCTTCAACCTGGTGGATCAATTGTTGTTATCATGACAAGATGGAATCAAAAAGATTTAACAGGTAGATTATTAAGTGCTCAAAAAGGAGTTAAAGCTGATCAGTGGGAGATTGTAGAATTTCCTGCAATACTTCCATCAGGTAAACCTGTTTGGCCAGAGTATTGGAAGTTAGATGATTTAGAATCTGTCAAAGCTAGTATTCCCCTGACTAAATGGAATGCACAGTATATGCAGAATCCTACTTCAGAAGAAGGTGCCTTAATAAAACGTGAGTGGTGGAAAGATTGGGAAGAGGATGAAATGCCACCGCTTCAACATATTATACAATCTTACGATACAGCTTTTATGAAAAAAGAAACTGCCGACTACTCAGCTATTACAACCTGGGGCGTGTTTCAAGAAAATGAAGACTCACCACCAAGTTTAATATTGGTTGATGCATTAAAAGGTAGATATGAATTTCCTGAACTCCGGCGTATTGCAATGGAGCAATACGGCTACTGGAATCCGGAAACAGTTATAATCGAGAGTAAGGCATCAGGGCTTCCCTTAACTTATGAGTTGCGTAAGATGGGTATTCCTGTTATAAATTTTTCACCATCTCGTGGTAACGATAAACACACGAGGGTAAACGCAGTATCTCCGCTCTTTGAGTCGGGACTGATATGGGCGCCCAAAGATATGGACTTCGCACAAGAAGTCATTGAGGAATGTGCAGCTTTTCCTTATGGAGACCATGATGATCTAGTGGACTCAATGACCCAAGCTGTAATGAGATTTAGACAGGGAGGTTTAATAAATCACCCTGAAGATTACGAGGAGGAAAAAATGCCTCCACAACAGAGGACTTATTATTAATGGAATATTATGAAGATGTAATTGATGCTTACGAAAGTGGTGTAGGAGTAGAACCAGGAGAGTCCTTGACTGATTACATAAAAAGAAATAATATAAATATTATTGAAATGGATACTTTTAGACTAAAAGATTCTGGAAGATCCAAAGAGGCTAACGGAGGAATTATGAGAAATTTTTATGCAAACGGTGATGAAGTTGAAGAGTTTCAGGAAGAAGACTTAGATACAATTGAATTAATGAAAGACCAAGGCGTGCCTATGGGTGAACAAGTCAGGGCTCAGGATTCAGGCATCATGCAAATGGCAAGCGCAGAATTAGATCCTTTAGAAGACGAATATCAAAAATACAGATTCGATATGTTAGAACAAGGCTTAGAGCCTATGGACTTTGATAGTTTCAGAAGAGAAGCTATGAGTGATATGGCTGCTATAAGACCTGAAGTTAGAATTGAAGAAGTTGTAAAAGAATTTATTAGAGAAAAAGGACGTAAGCCAAATTCATTAGATGAACTAAAAGAATTTTATGAATTAAGAATGGGTACAGCTAGTAGAGATCCTGGAATGGAAGTTGTTAAAGAATTAGTCGAAGATGATAAAACTAGAATTACTTTAGCTGGTGGATCTTTCCCTGATCTATCTGGTGACGGACAAATCACACAAAAAGATATCTTAATTGGTAAAGGTGTTATCGATAGAGATGAAAAACAATCAGGCGGTCTAGCAGCAATACTAGGATTGTAAATTGAAAATCCACGAGTACAACGAGATGATGGCGTATCTTACGCGTCGAGAGAAGTTTGCTGACGGCTCACCCCCACCAAAAAAACCTTACAGCGCAGTTCAGTTTAAAAATAAAGCAGACACTTTATTACAAGGCGTATATGGAACTGGAAAGTCTTCTAACGCTTTTCTTGTAGACTTGATGCAGAAAGAATTAGACAAGGCTGTTACTGAAGGTGTCGTTACAATGCAAGAAGGTCTTGAGTTTATTAAAAGCAGAAAAAAATATTACGATGATTATTTAAAAGAACAAAGTAAAACTACTGATGGCCCTATTGGTTTACCACAAATAGAAGAGAGAGAAGAGTTTGGCGAAGGGACTAAAACTAAACTTGTAGAGTTTGTAGAAAATTTTAAAAAAACAAAAGGCACAGCTCCTACTATAATGGAGATAGCTAAAGGAACTAAATCTTCAACAACTTCTGTCAGAAAATATTTAAAAGAAGGAGATGATTTTAAAGTTAGTTCTTATATAGAGTCTGGTAAAAAAGCTGGGGACGCATCTGCAGCTAAAAAAAATACTGGAGTATATGAAGTTGACCAAGAAGCTTTTGACGATTTAAAAAAAATTACAAAAGATATTAAAGGTATAAGTATTCAATCTACAGGTACTAAAAGTAAATCCGCTGGTTTAAGAATTGGAGATCAATACAAAGAGTTAATGGATACTTTTTTAGATGGTCAAAAAACAAAATATTTTCCTGCTGACAAAGATGGTATTAATAAATTAAAAGATTTAATAACTCAAATAGCAGATAGCCCTGAGTATCAAAAAAATGTAACTCCCTTTTTATCTTCAAAAGAAAAATTAGCTATAAAAAGAGCTAAAGCCGCTATGTATAAAAAACAAGACCCCTATGGAGTCTACAGAGCTTTAAGAGAATATAAGACAGAAAAATTTCCTGGAACAATGTCTAAAGATATTGTTATTCAACATGGTCAACCAAAGTTTACTACTCAAACTTTAAGTAGATTTGGTTTGATACCATCAGAAATTAATACTTCCCCAATAGTAGAAAAAATAGAAGGTCAAAGAAATGATCTTCTTACTAAATTAAATCAAAAATTAAAAAGTAAAAATATATCACTTGAGGATAAAAAAATACTTATTGAAGACTATAATAGTAAAATGAAAGGATTACGTAGTCAGTTAAAAGGATCTAGTGCTCAAGGTTTAGTTAATTTTGAATTATTAAATATTGATGAAAAAGGAAATGTAAAAAAATCAAAAGATATTTCCTTTGATCCTAAAAAAGGAATGGCTTATGGAAGTGAATTAGGTGATTTAGATTTATCTAAAATTACAAAAGAACAAGCTAATCAAATTATTGAACTAGGTAAAAAGAAAATTGATTTAGAACTTTTAAAAAAAATACCTAATGTAACCACTGCAGATAAAGTAGAGCAACCAGAAAAATCTAAAATAAGAAATATGTTTGATTCTTTTAATCAAAAAATAAAAAATGCAGGTAACGCTTATAGAAGCATTAGACCAGGTATTGATGCGCTTACCACTGCCTTTCCTGGTAAAGCAGATAATGCAATAGCCGCTGCAATAGATTTTCCAATGATGTATATGTCTGGAGCACCTTTTTCTCAAGCTGCTGCAAGTGCAGGATCTATGTTTATGAACAATCCTAATATTGGTAAAATGGCAAACGTTGCTTTAGAGCAAGCTTCACTAAGTGAAGAAGAACAATTTTTAAAAAATGCAATGGAGAGAAGACAAGGCCTTGAATCTATGCTGGAGAATATCCCTGCAAGATTTAGAGAGACGATAGAAGAAAACAAAGGTGTAAAAGATGAAACCGAAACATACGTACCCTAAAACCTGGCTCCTGCCGCCTGAATCAGGACCCACGCCTCAAGGGTTGAATATTAACTATAATACTGTTAAGACAGTGAAACTGGAGAAAATAAAAAATGGCAGACAAAGTAGACAAGTCCCTGACGCAAGGTCCAAGAGGCTCAGCAATTATACCGGGTGAAGAACAAATTCAAGAAGCAATTGTTGAAGAACAAGTAATACAGGAACAGGCACCAGGGCCCATAGAACAAACAGAATTAGAAGATGGATCAGTACAAATAGATTTTGATCCAGCGGCAGCTCAACCAGAAGGTGGAGATGAACACTACGCAAACTTAGCAGAGTTTTTACCAGAAAATGTTTTACAAGAGATGGGTTCAGACCTTTCTCAAAAATATCAAGATTATCAAGCAGGTAGAAAAGAATGGGAACGTTCTTACACTCAAGGTTTAGATTTATTAGGTTTCAAATATGATATGAGAACAGAACCTTTTCAAGGAGCTTCAGGTGCAACGCACCCAGTTCTTGCAGAAGCTGTTACTCAGTTTCAAGCGTTAGCTTATAAAGAATTACTTCCAGCAGATGGTCCAGTTAGAACAGCTGTGATTGGTGCACCAACTGAAGAGAAAGCTAAACAAGCACAACGTGTTAAAGATTTTATGAACTACGAGCTCATGGAAAAAATGAAAGACTATGAGCCCGACTTTGATCAACTGTTATTTTATTTACCTTTAGCAGGATCAGCTTTTAAGAAAACTTATTACGATGAGTTATCTAAAAAAGCGACATCAAAGTTCGTACCGGCAGATGATTTGATTGTACCCTACACGGCTACCTCATTAGACGATGCAGAGGCAATCATCCATCGGGTAAAAATTTCTAAGAACGAATTAAGAAAACAACAAGTAGCAGGTTTTTATTTAGACATTGAATTAGGAGATCCTACTCAAGAATCAGATGACGTTGAGAAAAAAGAAAGAGAGTTAGAAGGTCAAAGAAAAACTCAAGACGACGATGTCTACACTCTTTTAGAATGTCATGTTAATTTAGATATAGAAGGTTTTGAAGACACTGATGATACAGGTGAACCTTCAGGAATTAAAATTCCATACATCGTAACAGTCGATGAAGGAACAAGAAATATTTTATCTATTAGACGTAACTATGAAATAGGTGATCCAGATAAAAACAAAATTCCTTACTTTACTCATTTTAAGTTTCTTCCAGGACTAGGGTTTTATGGCTTTGGTCTAATCCACATGATTGGCGGATTGAGCAGAACTGCAACTGCTGCACTCCGTCAGTTATTAGATGCAGGAACTTTATCTAACTTACCAGCTGGATTTAAAATGCGTGGTATTAGAATTAGAGATGACGCGCAATCTATTCAACCAGGTGAATTTAGAGACGTAGATGCACCAGGTGGAAATTTAAAAGATTCATTTATGATGTTACCATTCAAAGAACCATCAGCTACATTACTAAACCTTATGGGTATCGTAGTTAATGCTGGTCAAAGGTTTGCATCAATTGCTGATTTACAAGTTGGTGATGGCAATCAACAAGCTGCAGTTGGAACTACAGTTGCTTTACTAGAACGTGGTAGTAGAACAATGTCAGCTATTCACAAAAGAATTTACTCTTCGCTAAAACAAGAATTTAAATTGTTAGCAAGAGTATTCAAGTTATATCTACCACCGGAATATCCGTATGACGTAGTTGGGGGTCAAAGAACAGTTAAACAAACAGACTTTGATGACAGAGTAGATATATTGCCAGTTGCTGATCCCAACATCTTTTCTCAAACTCAGCGTATTTCCCTCGCACAAACAGAGTTGCAGCTGGCAACTTCTAATCCACAGATGCACAACATGTATCAAGCGTATAGAAATATGTATGAAGCATTAGGTGTAAAAGATATTGACACATTATTAGTTAAACCTGAACAACCACAACCAATTGATCCTGCTTTAGAAAATATCATGGCGTTAAGTGGTAAAAATTTTCAAGCTTTCCCTGGTCAAGATCATAGAGCACACATAACTTCGCATTTAAATTTTATGGCAACTAACATTGCTAGAAATAATCCTGTTGTTATGGCTGCAATGGAAAAAAATATTATGGAGCACATAAGTTTGATGGCACAAGAACAAATTGAATTAGAGTTTCCACAAGAGTTACAACAGTTAGCTCAGATGAATCAGATGGCTCAGAACAATCCACAGATTGCACAAGCTGCTCAACAGATCAGTCAGAAGATTGAAGGAAGAAAAGCTGTCTTGATTGCTGAAATGATGGAAGAATTCTTAAAAGAAGAGAGAGAAGTTACTTCTGGTTTTGGTGATGATCCAATTGCTAAGTTAAGAGCAAGAGAATTAGACCTAAGAGCACAAGATAATGAGAGAAAAAGAAAAGAAGGTGAGCAAAGAATTAATCTTGATCGTATGAAAGCAATGATGAATCAACGTGAGCATGAAGATAAGCTTAATCAAAACGCAGATTTAGCAGAAATGAGAGCTGAAACATCAATTGAAAAAACAATTCTTAGTAAATCAATACCAAATGTAGATAAAATGATACCAAGTGTAGAGATTGAAAAGTATAAAGGAGAAAATAGATAAAATGGCTAAACTAGACATTAAAAAAGCAATAAAAAAACCTGGTTCACTAAGAAAATCTCTTGGAATTAAAAAAGGTAAGACAATTCCTGCTTCAAAACTAAAAGCAGCAGCTAAGAAACCAGGAAAGCTTGGACAAAGAGCAAGATTTGCTATAACATTAAAAAAATTGAAGAAAAAATAAGGAGAAACTATGGCTAAAAAAGAAGAATCTTTTAAAGCGTCTGAAATAGGCATTCCTTCTCAAAATATTGAGTTGGATCCGAGATCTGTTACGACTGCAAATGGTATGCCAAGAAACTACATACCAACTGGAGACAAAACTGAGGTTAGAGGAACTAAAAGAATGCTAAAAGACAAAAAGAAAACAGCAACTTGGTACTAACATGTGGTTATCGGCAATTAAATTAGCCGTTTCTGCTGGTAGTAAAATTTATGCTAATAAGCAGAGAACGAAGATGGCGATGTCCGATGCTCAGTTAATGCATGCTACTAAAATGGCCGAAGGTAAGGAAGCTTATCAAGGCAAACTTTTAGAAGCTAGGCAAAACGATTATAAGGACGAGGCGGTTCTTGTAGTTCTCACGTTGCCCATCGCGGTGCTGGCATTTTCAGTTTGGTCTGATGATCCAGATGCGATGACAAAAGTAAATGTCTTCTTTGAGCATTTCGCAGCACTGCCGTCATGGTTTACAAATTTGTGGATCCTTGTCGTGGCGAGCATTTATGGTATAAAGGGAACACAAATATTTAGAAACAACGGAGGAAAAAAATAATGGCAAACAATAGATTTAATAAACAAGTAACACCTAAAGGATACAAAGTAGGTGGAAGAGTAAGTAAAATGGGTGGTGGAATGTCTACTGCTAGAAAAGACATGGAATCTGGTTACTACAAAGATGACATGGGTATGAGAGGCGGAGCTATGTATAAAAAAGGTGGTTCTGTTAAGAAAAAGAAACAAGGTTACAAAGATAGAAAAGATGAGTCAATTGCAATGAGAATCAAAAAGAAAAGAACTCCAAAACAATTGAAAGCATCAAGAGATGAGTCTTATGGTAAGTTTGGTTCTAAAGCTAAAAAATCAGGTAAGATTAATAAGTAATGTCTAAGCAAAAACTTCAGAAACTTATTCAGCAAATGTCTGGTAAGAAAAAGAAAAAAGTTAAGAAACCTGATTTAAGAGCAGAAGCTCTTAGAGGTAGAAAATATTTTTCTAAAGGTTCTGGAGAAAACGATATGGTTAAACAAGCTCAAAGAGATTATAACGGAAGTTATATTTCAGGAGATCTTGGTGGAGTAGAAGTTGGCAACCCTAGTTATAAAAAATATTACAAAGGATTAATATAATTATGAGAAGAGATTATAATAATAGGAAATTTTTAAGTAAGGGAACTAATCTTACACAACTTGAAAAAGATCAAATTAAAAAACAAGAAGAAAAGTTTAGTAAGGAAACAAAAAAATTTCAAAAAAGAGCTAAAGAGGCTAAAGAAACTCCAGGAACACCTGATGATGGGTATAAAAGAGATTATTCTAATATACCAAGTAAACCTAATCCAAAGTTTAAATAAGGAGCAAATTCATAATGGCTAAACTATGTCCAAAAGGAAAAGCAGCAGCAAAAAGAAAATTTAAAGTTTATCCTTCTGCATACGCTAATATGTATGCGTCCGGTGTGTGCTCTGGCAAAATTACTCCAGGTGGTAAAAAAGGTAAAAGAAAAAAAGCCGCTAATGGAGGTCTAATCGTTGATGAAGATTTAACGATGATGGTTGATGTCTAATGGCCGAGAAAGGATTAAGAGAATGGGTGAAAGAGAAATGGGTGGACATTGGAGCTCCGAAGAAGAACGGAAAATATCAACCTTGCGGGAGAAGCAAAGGCTCGAAAAGGAAATATCCGAAATGCGTCCCACTTGCAAAAGCCACACGGATGTCAAGCTCGCAAAAGGCGAGTGCTGTCAAACGAAAAAGAGCGGCAGGTAATCCTGGCGGTAAGCCAACAAACGTTTCAACATTTACTAAAAGAAAAAAAGCAAGCATGGGAGGTTTGATATGAGAAAACAAGATAACATGCCTGCTAGAAATAAAAAAAATTTTAGATCAACAAAATCTGGTGCAGGTATGACAGCTAAAGGTGTAGCTGCTTATAGAAGAAAAAATCCTGGATCAAAATTAAAAACAGCTGTAACAGGTAAAGTAAAACCTGGTTCTAAAGATGCTAATAGACGTAAGTCGTATTGTGCACGTAGTGCAGGGCAAATGAAAAAATTTCCTAAAGCTGCTAAAGATCCTAATTCAAGATTAAGACAAGCTAGGAAAAGATGGAAATGTTAGATAATTTTATATATAAATTTTGTGCGACTATTGACAATATTACAGATTATATAGATAATTGGTGTTATGAGAGATACAAAACTATTAGAGAATTTTTCAATAGAAAAAGAAAAAAAAGAAAAAGAAAAACATCTGTTTAAAAATCTTCGTAAAGAAGTTGAAACAGGTGCAAATGGAACACAAGAATACATTATTAAGAAAGGTATAAACAAAGGTAAAATAGCAAATGGACGAACTAACAATAATAACTAAAATACAGAGAGAACTGAAAGAATCTTATCAACAAATTGGTGACGCTATGATTGCGGGTAGTGTTGACAATATGGAAAAATATAAGTATATGATGGGACAGGCACATGCCTACTTTAAAATATCACAGGATATCTCTAACCTGCTAAACAAGAAGGAGCAAAAAGATGAAAAAGGAACAGTTATCAAATTCGGAGAGCCCAAAGATTAAATATGCTTTGGCGGATAAGTACGAAAAAGAAAATAAAGAGATCGAAGATAAAGAACAAAAAACTTACGATAGATTAAAATCAAAAGAATCAGATAGATTACCTCAACCCACTGGTTGGAGAATGTTACTTCTCCCTTTCAAGATGAAAGAAAAAACTAAAGGTGGATTAATTTTAGGACAAGATACTTTAGAGAAACAACAAGTTGCATCTCAATGCGGTTTGGTTTTAGCAATGGGACCACATTGTTATGACAAAGAAAAATTCCCTGAAGGACCTTGGTGTAAAAAAGGTGATTGGGTTGTCTTTGCAAGATATGCAGGGAGCCGTATACAAATTGACGGGGGTGAAGTTAGATTGCTAAACGATGATGAAGTATTAGCTACAATCGATAACCCTGAAGATATACTTCATCAATATTAACAACATAGGAGGATACTATGCCAGACACTGACGAAGTGAAAAAAACAGTTGATATCGACACCTCTGGTCCAGCAATGGACGTCGATTTACCTGAAGAAAAAGATCAAGCAGAAGTTGAACAACCGGAAGTAAAAGAAAATCCGGCTGTAAGACCTGTTGAAGAGGATAAGACTTACGAAAATGAAAGAGAAGTCAAACTAGATGACAAGAAAGAAAATACAGAAGAATTAGAACAGTACAGTGATAGTGTACAAAAAAGAATAGCAAAGTTAACTAAAAAGTGGAGAGAAGCTGAAAGACAAAAAGATGAAGCTTTATCTTACGCTGAAAGAACCATCAAAGAGAAAAAACAAACAGAAGCTAAATTAGAAAAAATAGAACCTAATTTTCTTTCTGTGTCTGAAGAAAGTATTACTTCAGGTGTTGAAGCAGCAAAAGCAAAACTTGCAGCAGCTAGAGAAGCAAATGATCTAAGTGCTGAAGCGGATGCTATGGCTTCTATCTCTGAGTTAGGTGTTAAAAAAGCTAGACTTGAAGAAGCAAAACTCGCTAGAGAGAATCTAGAAAAACAACCACAAGCAAGACCTGAAGTTAATTTAAGAAGGCAACAAGCAGCGCAAGGTTCACCTGATCCCAAAGCTGAAGCATGGAGTGAAAAAAATTCATGGTTTGGTCAAGATACAGCTATGACTTACACAGCTTTTGATCTTCATAAAAAGTTAACTGAATCAGAGGGTTTTGACCCATCGAGTGATGAGTATTATTCTGAAATAGATAAAAGAATAAGACTTGAATTTCCGCACAAATTTGGTAATACTAATAGTTCGGGAGAAAATACACGACCTGCTCCGGTACAAACAGTAGCTTCGGCGAAGCGAAGTACCAAATCTGGTCGCAAAACTGTGAGGCTCACACCATCACAGGTTACTATCGCCAAAAAATTAGGTGTGCCACTCGAAGAGTATGCGAAACAATTAAATATCACGAAGGAGGGATAAGCATATGGAAAATACAATAGACAAGAAGACCTCACGTGCGAGTCAAACAAGAGAAAAAACAGCTCATAAAAAAGTTTGGACTCCACCATCACCTTTAGATTCACCACCTGCTCCATCAGGTTTTAAACATAGATGGATTAGAGCTGAGTCAATGGGATTTCAAGATACGAAAAATGTATCTGCCTCGTTAAGAGAAGGATACGAATTAGTTCGTGCCGATGAATACCCAGATTCACAATTTCCAGTCATTGAAGACGGGAAATACTCAGGAGTGATCGGAGTTGGCGGCCTACTGCTCGCTAGGATACCTGAAGAGATAATTAAACAGAGACAAGAATATTATGCAGCACAGCATAATGAAAAAGAAAAAGCTCTGGATAATGATCTGATGAAGGAAGAGCACCCAAGTATGCCTATCGATATTGATAGACAGACTCGTGTAACTTTTGGTGGCTCAAAGAAATCTTAAACAATTTCCTAACCATTAAAGTTCATTTAACCCGTACTGGAGGCCCGCAAGGGCAGGTACATTTATAAGGAGGCCTCTATGGCAAATAAAAACGAACCTTTCGGTCTAAGAGCGATCGGAAAAGTTGGTCAAAATAGAGACAACCAAGGTTTAAGTGAATATAGTATCGCTGCAAACTATGCGACTACTATCTATTTTCAAGATGCTGTAAAACCAGTAGCTGGCGGAACTATCGAACAAGCTGCAGCTGGAGACAGATTACTTGGATCACTTAATGGTGTTTTCTACACAGACCCAAATACAAGTAAACCTACGTTTGCTAACCACTATGCACAAGTTAACGCTTCTGACATAGTAGCATTCGTAAGTGACGACCCATATGAAAGATTCGAAATCCAAACTGATATATCAACTGCTTCAGCGCAGACTGATGTATTTATGAATGCGGATATCGTTGTTTCAGCTGGTGTTGCAGCGAACTTTGTTTCTAACTCAATGTTAGATGACAATACGCTATCAACAGTAAGTGGTCAGTTAAAAATCATAGGTCCATCAACTAACATCGACAACAGTACAGTTGGCGCTGGTTATTTGAATTGGGTTGTGATGATTAACGAACACATATACAACTCTGCTACGGCAGGAATATAATAGTTAGAATAGGAGAAAAAACATGGCTATATCACGAGGACAACTAGTTAAAGAACTAGAACCAGGCCTGAATGCACTATTCGGACTGGAATATAAACGTTATGAGAATCAGCATGCTGAGATCTACACAACAGAAACTTCAGACAGAGCGTTTGAAGAAGAAGTTATGTTATCTGGTTTTGCTAATGCTGCAGTTAAACCTGAAGGTTCTGGCGTAACTTTTGACAATGCTCAAGAGACTTACACAGCTAGATACACTATGGAAACTGTTGCGCTTGCGTTCGCAATCACTGAAGAAGCGATTGAGGACAACCTGTATGATAGACTTGCGTCTAGATATACAAAAGCGCTAGCTAGATCTATGGCGAATACTAAACAAATCAAATCAGTAAATCCACTGATCAATGGTTTCGGAGGTGGTTTCACTTCTGGAGATGGAAGCAACTTGTTTGCAACTACTCACCCAACGATCGCTGGAACTGTGTCAAACACTTTGGCTACACAGGCTGACCTTAACGAAACTTCATTGGAGCAGTCTTTAATTGACATCGCTGCAATGACTGACGAAAGAGGTCTTAAAATTGCTGCTAGAGGAATGAAAATGATCGTTCCTTCTGAGCTTCAATTCCAAGCTGAAAGACTTATGAAGTCTCAAGGTAGAACTGGCACTGCTGATAACGATATCAATGCAATCGTTTCTATGGGAATGGTTCCTCAAGGTTACAGAGTGAACAATTTCTTAACTGATCCTAATGCGTACTTCTTCATTACTGATGTTCCTAACGGAATGAAGTATTTTGAAAGAACACCTATTAGAACAGCAATGGAAGGTGATTTTGATACTGGAAACGTAAGATACAAAGCTAGAGAAAGATACAGATTCGGTGTATCTGACTATAGAGGTATCTTCGGATCTTCAGGAGCAAGTTAATCGTAATTTTTTGTGGCGGGACATAGTCTCGCCACAATTAACTGATAGAAAGAATAATGGTAAAATTTCTAGTAAATATCTGGGCGTACGATCATCACGCTACATTTAACGTTATGGCTAATGATAACCCAGCCTCACTAGAACAAGCTATACTTGACAAGTTGGGAGAAAAAAGTATAGTTTGGGAATATCTTGGAAACTCTTATAGTGACAGGATGAACAGAATAACCTATGAGGAGGTTATAGATGGAAAAAATGATGCAACACTTACAGGACCTTTACCAACAAAAGAGGGGTCTAGATCTACAGTGGGAGCAAGAGCATCTTAAAGAGGGTAGATATACTCTCGATATGGTTAAAATAGATCGAAAAGTTCGAGATGTTTTAAGTCATATTAAGATGGCAGAGGCGCAAAGAGAACACATGCGTAATAAAGTTGAAGACTCTGCTCCGCAAGTTTCCGTAGCTACTTAAACAAAAAGCTACATCGTTGGAAAAATTCACTCCACACTACAGGCTCTCTTGCACTCTACTAAAAACTAGTGTATAAAAAACTCACTGTATAATTTAATTAGTTTACATAGACGCGTACAGTCGACGGCCTAGAGACTATGTGAACGGAAACTAGGAGAATAATACTATGGCAAATACAACTTTTTCAGGACCGGTCATTTCTAAAAATGGCTTTATAACTACAGGCCCTGGAGCAACAAAAGCAATTAATTCTACTGGCTTAGGTGCAAGCGGTTTAGCTTTAACCGTTAACGACCATGCTGGAAGAATTTTAATTTCACAAGACGCAGATGGTATCTACAAGTTACCAAGCATTAACACTAATGCTAATGGAGCAACAGCAGGACTAACTGACTACAATAACCTAAATAACGTTGGTGCTACATTTATGTTTTACATAGATACACTAGCAACTGATGTTCAAATCATAACTGATGGTGTGGATAAATTCACAGGCGCAGCTATGATTGCAGTGGATGATGGAGCTAAAAAAGCTTTCTTTCCTGCAGCAGCAAATGATGTTCTTTCTATGAATGGAACAACAACTGGTGGAATCGTAGGTTCAGTAATTACAGTTACTGCTTTAGAAGCAGCTCAATACTTGGTACACAATACTTTGATCTTAGGATCAGGAACTATTGTTACACCATTTAGCGATACGTAATAAGTAATTAGTGTGGGGCTTCGGCCCCACATATAAATTTTAAGGAGATAAAAATTATGTCAACATTTGGATCAGCAATTGATGGAGTTGCAACTAACGTAACTACTGAAACTAAAACAGTCCAAACTGGAAGAACTAGAGTATATGGAGTCCATGTATCTGGTCCTAACCAAGCTGGAGTTTTAGAACTTAAAGATGGTGGAGCAAGTGGAACATCAAAAGTAAAATTAAATAAGGGTGCTCATATTCATGATATGACAATTAATTTCCCTGCACCAATTTTATTTAAAACAGATGTTTACTCTGCATTCACTACTGAACAGATTACAGCTATTACTGTTTTTCATAGCGGCGGAAGTAACTCGTAGGAGGCAACTTGGCTTTTTCAGGCACAACTACATTCGAGAAAACATTCTCGATCGACGATATTATAACTGAAGCTTTTGAAAGATTAGGTTTCTTTGATTACTCAGGTAATGACCTGCGTTCAGCTAGAAGATCATTAAACATAATGCTTCAAGAATGGGACAACAGAGGTATCCATTTTTGGCAAGTTAGAGAACATGCATTTAGTTTAGTTAATGGTCAAAACGAATATGTAATTTATAGATCACCAAGCGATGGTGCATCAGACGGAATTACAACTACTTTAACATCTGCTATTATCGCAACGACTTTAACTATTCCTGTTGCTTCTGTGGCCCAGATGCCTGCTTCAGGTAAAATAAAAATCAATAACGAAATAATTCAATACAGTTCTATTTCAGGAAATAATTTAATTGTTTCTTCAACAGCTGATAGAGGAATTGATGATACAACAGCTGCTTCTCATGCACAAAATGATTCTGTAAATAACTTTGTAAATATGGCTTCTGATCTTTTAGAATCTAGTTACAGAACTGCTGCTAATGTAGATTCACCTTTATCAAAAGTAAACAGATCACAGTATTCAGCTTTTTCAAATAAAACTTCTACAGGTCAACCTTCTCAATATTGGGTACAAAGATTTATAGATAGAGTTACAGTAACTTTATATTTAACTCCAGGTACTTCTCAAGTTGGAGATTTTGTTTTCTTTTATTACTTACAAAGATTACAAGACGCAGGTAAATATACTAACGAAGCAGATGTGGTTAATAGATTTGTACCTTGTATGTGTGCAGGTTTAGCTTACTATGTATCACAAAAGAAAGGCTCCTCAACGAACACAAGAAATGAAATTACTTTACGAAGATGAATTACAAAGAGCATTAGCTGAAGACGGTTCATCTGCTAGTGTTTACATATCACCTAAAACTTATTATCCGGAGATCTAATGGCGAAGTTTGCAAAAGGGAAACACGCTTTAGCAATCTCTGACCGAAGCGGATTAGCTTTTCCGTGGAGAGAAATGGTAACAGAATGGAATGGTCAGTTTGTACATTATTCAGAGTTCGAACGTAAGCAACCACAGTTAGAACCAAAACCATTTGTTGCTGATCCACAAGGTTTAGAAACTGCTAGACCTGCAAGAACAGAATTTGGAACTACAGATTTTTTACCTCTTAATCCTTTTACAACAGCTTCAAGTTCAACTTCAGTAACTGTATCAGAACCTAACAGTGCAAGAGTAAATAATGACATTGTAAGATTTCAAGCAGTTAAATCTCAGACTGTTGGCGGTGTAGCAAAATCTACATTAGAACTAACTACAACTTTAGCTTCAAACATAACTGCGACTGACACAACTATTTCTTTAACAGATGCTTCAGCGTTTCCTACGTCAGGATTTTTTATGATTGAAAAAGTAGATGTATCAGATGATGGAGATTCTTATTTTAACAATGAAGTTATTCAATACACTGGTAAATCAAGTAATGATTTAACAGGATGTGTGAGAGGAACTAACTCACAGTTTAGAGGAGTCTTACCTAAAAACACAACTGCTAGCGCTCATAATTCAGGTGCAATTATTGTTGGCGGTTATTCAATAACTATGATACAAACAACTCAACAACAAGCAGGCCAACCTTCTACAATAACTTTAGAAAATAGTTATACGTTTAACTTGGTTTCAAATGCTTCGAGTACAGAAACAGGAGGAGGTATTCAAGTCTTAGCTGGACCATTGGATACTAAACAAGGATGACATACGACGAATTAAAAACAAAAATCAGAGATTACACAGAAGTTGGATCAACAGTATTATCTGACACTATTTTAAATGGTATTATTCTTGATGCAGAATACAGAATATTTAGAGACATAGATTCTGATAATAACAGAAAATATGTATCAGCCAATCTAGTAGCTTCTACAAGATTTATTGACGCTCCTACAGATGCTTTAATTATTAGATCTGCTCAAATTGTAGACACAGAGCTGGCTGATGGAAATACTAATCAAGTGAGAGATTTTTTACAGTGGAGAGACACAAGTTTTATGTCTGAATTTAACCCAACTGCTGTGACTGGAGTACCAAAATATTATAGCTGGTGGGATGATACTAGAATTATTGTAGCCCCTACACCTGATCAAACTTATATAATTCAGTTAAATTATATCTTGAAAGATCCTGGATTATCGAGTACAAATACAACAACATATATAAGTCTAAACTTTCCCAATGGACTTCTGTATGCATGCCTTGTCGAGGCTTATGGTTTTTTAAAAGGGCCACAAGACCTCTTGCAATTATACGAACAAAAGTATAAACAAGTGGTAGAAGGCTTCTCTATTGAACAAATGGGAAGAAGAAGACGAGACGAATATCAAAGTGGTGTTCCTCGTATAGGTAAATAGGAGAATAAATTATGGCTATAACACAAGCAATTGCAAACAACTTTAAAAAGTTACTACTAGAGGGTGATTCTAATTTTAAACAATCTGGTGGTGATAAATATAAGTTAGCTCTTTATACTTCTTCAGCTACTCTTAACTCATCAACAACTTCATTCACAACAGGTAACGAAGTTACTTCAGCGAACTACACATCTGGTGGTGGAGCACTTGTAAACAATCCTACTTCTTTGACAGCAGGTGTTGCAAGAGCAGATTTTGCTGACCTGTCGTTTCAAAACGTTACGTTGACAGCAAGAGGAGCTTTAATTTACAACACATCATCTGCGACTACTAACTCTGCAGTTTGTGTTTTAGATTTCGGAGCAGATAAAACAGCTACTTCAGGTACGTTTACAGTTCAGTTTCCAGCACCAACATCAACAGCAGCGATTCTAAGGATCTCTGGTTAATCGTAGGAGGTAACCTCCTATGAGTGGATCAGGAACTTGGGGCGTCGGCACATGGGGTCAAAACCAATGGAATGATTTAGCAGACCCGACTTTTACAGTCACGGGTATTGCCCTCACTGCATCTTTGGGAGACGAGTCAAGCTCAACAGAAGTTAATGTAGGTTGGGGTAGACAAGAATGGGGTCTTCAAGGTTGGGGTATAGCTGGTACAACTATTCCTACAGGTATTTCTGCTCTTATTTAGGACTGTACAGACAGCCGATGCAAACGTCCATTACAATAACAATCAATTCATAACAGCAACTCTTGGAATTAACAGCCGTAGATTTAGCTGAAGTTCCAGTACGGTTTTGCATTACAATAGTTTAGGAACAGCTGATGCTGGTCCTGATGCAATGGCTGACAGGTATGCAGTGCTATGGGTCTTGGTACAGTAGAAGCTTTAACAATACAGGTTGGGGTAGACTTGGTTGGAATAAATGACTGGGGTGATGCAGGTAGTTCTGTCAAGCAGCTGTTTACTGGAATTGCAATGACTGCAGCTTTAGGAACTCCTACAGAAATTACTGGTGATGCAACTATTGTTGCAAATACTTTAAACGTAGCTCAAGTTAACTTTAGGCGTTGTCGATCCTGCACCAGATGCAGCAGTAACTGGAAACTTTATGATAGGTGCTTTAGGAACTCTTAGGATTGCAAGGAGATGTTGCACCAACTAGTAACAGGTATTGGATTAAGCGCTACTTTAGGAACTGATACAATAGATTAAATCAACTAGTAAATCTACAGGAAATCCTTTATTAGCAAGAGTTGCTTCTGTATCTGCATTTACAGATGTTACTGCAACTTTCAATGGTTTTGGGTTGACTACAACAGTAGGAAGTGGTAATGCTCTTATCTGGAACGAGGTAAATACCGGTTCTGCTCCAATAGATCCTCCTGGATGGAGGGAAGTCGTTGCATAAAGAGTTTGACACTTTCTCTTTATTTTAATAAAATAAACGATATAAGGAATTTAATATGGCGAATTCAACATCAGCAAATTTAAAACTTACAGTACAAGCAACTGGAGAAAACTCAGGAACTTGGGGACAAATTACAAACACTAACCTTTTAATTCTAGAACAAGCAATTGGTGGTTTTACTACTTTTAATATTACTAACGCTGCTAGATCTTTAACTTTTACTAATGGTGCTTTATCAAATGGTAAAAATGAAGTTATTAAATTAACAGGAACTTTAGCTTCTAACTTAACAGTTAGTATTCCAAACTCAGTTGAAAAAACTTACCTAGTTCAAGACGCATGTAATCATGCTGAACATACTTTAACTTTTAAAACTGCATCTGGAACAGGTGTATTATTATGTGAAGGAAATAATTACACATTATATTCTGATGGAACAAATGTTGTAAAACTTCATGAACAAAGAAACTGGAGAGCAGTATCAGCAGCAGAAACAGTTCAAGCTGGTGCTAAACTTTTAGTAAATACAAATAGCGGAGCAGTTACAGTAACGCTTCCAGCCTCACCTGCTACAGGAGATGAAGTACATTTTGTAGATCAAGGTTATGATTTCAATACTAACGCATTGACTGTTGGTAGAAACTCTTCTAATATAGCTAATGCAGCATCTGATCTTGTTGTTAATACACAAGGTGCAGCTTTTGGATTAGTATATTCTGGAGATGCTACAACAGGATGGACTTACACGGAGAAATAATATGTCAAATTACGAAGCAACAAAATACGATTTCACTGGAGCAAACCTTACAGGTATCGAGGGAATTCCTACAGCTACTATTGTGCCGTGGTCTACTTCTTCAGTGCCAACAGGATTTCTAGAATGTAACGGTCAAGCAGTTTCAAGATCAACTTACTCTGCATTATTTGCAGCGGTAGGCACAACTTATGGTGCGGGTGATGGCTCATCTACTTTTTTAGTTCCTGATTTACAAAATAAAGTAGCTGTAAGTAAATCTAATAATAAAGCTTTAGCTTCAACAGGTGGAGCAGATACTGTAGCTTCAACTGGAAACGTTGGTGGTTCAACAGCAAATACTGCTATATCAATAGCACAAGTTGCAGCTCACCAACACGACATACTTGGAGGTAATTCTCCTGGTACTCAATATATTCGTTTTGCACTAGCTTCAGGGCCTACAACACAACAAACTTATTATACAACTGGGGGTTCAGCGGGTCACTCGCATAATATGAGTGCAACTTTTAGTGGAGATGCAACATCAGTTTTACAACCTTATTTAACAGTAATTTATATTATAAAAACGTAGGAGAAAAAATGGCAACTAACGCAAATTGGACAGTAGTATTTGATGATAAATTAATTGTTAACCAAATTTCTAAGATTGGTTATATAATTGATAACGATTCTTTTTGGAGTCAACCTAAATTTTCAAATATTTGGGCTTTGCAATATCAAACTCCAGTAACTACAGATGAAGTAGAACATAGAGACACAACTCCAAACGGTACTTATGCCGATGCTAATCTTGGAGATTTTCAACAATTTATAGATTTATGGGACTCTGCACATTTAACTAGATTGCAAAGTGACTGGGATAATGATGTTGTTGAGGATGAAACTGAAGCTGAAAAAATTGCTAGATTAGGTGCAAGACCTACTTCTTATTCTTCATAATTATTGGTGTAAAAAACAATTAATAGAATATCTAATACCTTTTGTAACGGGTTCAGTCCCGTGAATCCAAATAGGTTCTGCTGGAAATAACATAGCATCTCCTGTTTTAAAAGAATGTTTTATTTGACCATCAAAAAATCTAAAATCTCCACCTTCATAATCTTCGTTTAAATTTAAAGTACAAGAGGCTCTTATATTAAAATCTACATCACTATGATCTTTAATTTGATTTCCTTTTTCATATTTTAAAATACGAATATTACTTGATTGAGACATAGTTGTTAAATCAAACGTAGGACAAATATTATTTTTAATATACAATTCATAATTAGTTATCATTATTTGTATGTATTTTTTAGCTATATTTAATGGTTCTTCAAATGCTTTATCTTTATCATAAAGAGCAGTTAAATTGATACAGCCATAATCATCATATTCCTTTTTTTTAGTTTGATATTTATAACTTGTTTCAGGTTTTGAATGTTGAGTATTATTTTCATAAAAATCAATAAAATATTGACAAACATCTTTCGGTACTAATTTATCTATATGAAATTTAAGGTCGGTTATTTTATGATCAAAGGACATTAGTTACTTCTGTTAAATTAAAAGCGTAGCATATTCTTTTTTCAGAACGTTCTTCTGGCAAAACATAATGAAATAAATTAAATGGAAAGATTAGATAATCAAAAAGTTTTGGTTGTATTTCAAATACATCACCTTCTTTTACAAAGTTAATATTATTGTTATTATTAGAAAGATATAAAACAGCTGCATGTGTAACTTGATTACCTGTATGACAATGAGGTTTATTGTAAGATTTATTATCTAAAACATTTAACCAACCATTATATATTTTTAAGTTATGAACATTTCCTAAATATTTATTTATAAATTCATTTAATTCTTTTTTGCCATCAAAATCATCATGATATTGAAAACCATTTACACAAGAAATATTATGTGTCTCTTTATAGTTTTGTTTTACAAACTCTAAAATCTTTTTATGTATATTTATTGGAATTGGTAAACTCCATGAGACATACGAACTGCAAATAAATTATATGAATTAATCATTGTTTAACTCTTCATATTCTGTGATAAACAAACTAGCTGTATATCTTCTAAGATTTGGAACTTTACTTAAATGATTAGAATGCACCCAATTAGATGGAAATAATATGGCTCTATTTTCTCTAAATCCTACATGAATATCTAAGTCGCATTTATTTACAGGTCCTGTATAAAAAACAGTGCCATTAGTAACTGCTGTAGGTCCTTTTAACATAACTAAAACATTTACTTTTGCACTGTCTTGATGAGGGTTAAAATGATCTAAGTTTCTTAGATCTATACCAGAATCATTTTGCATTTTTTTTATTTTTATTTTAAATTTTTTTTCCGCTTGTTTAGTAAATGTATTTAATAAATTTTTATCATCAGATAAAACAAATCTATTACCATAATAGTTCTCTTTATTCTTTTCTTTATTATCAAAGAAACAAGGGGTGTAGTGTAATTTTGTTGTAATATGATTCTGTATATTTGCTAATAACTTATCATCAAAAAAATTGTTAATAATCTTTATCATCTTAACATTAACCAAGAAGTAAGTATATATTTCTCACCCGACAATGGTGGATTACCCCTATGAATGTAAGGAAAAGCAGCGGGCCAAATAACTATTCTACCTTTTTTGGGTTTTACTCTTTTAGAAAAATGTAAAAATTCTGTTTCTCCACCTTCTTCTACATCATTTAAATATACAGAAAAAACAAAAGCTCTTGGTTCGTTATCAAAACCTTTGTTATGTTCTAAATGCCAAATATGATATCCTTCAGTAGGTAAAGTTTTTTGAATTTTTAAAGTAGTATATTTAAAATCATCTACTCCATAAGCTGCCGCAGCTCCTACATTTTTTTCATAATGTTTCCAAGCAATATCAAAATTAATCATAAGAGTTTTTAATTCTTCCCACCATATGCTAATATTATGTGGCGCTGCAAAATATTGTTGATCTTGTTTATCTAAGATAGATGCTTTTTCAAAACCTATTCTATTAATAGTATTATTAAATCTGTTTTGATTTTCATATAAGTTAATAGCCCTGTCACATTCTTCTTCTGTAATATAGTTGTCATATATTCCAATAAAATTATTTATATTAACTGTTTTTTCTTTCATTTATTTCTTCTATTTTATTTTTAAGTTTCCTGAAATAGATACTCTTTCACCATTAGTTTCAAAATGAGTTACAAAATGATTTAGATCAGAAGGAAAAATATAAAAGTCTCTTTCTTCGGGTTGAAAAGTACGTTGATTAATAAATTTTTGTTTACTATTTAAAGATATTAAAAAATTTAGAGCACCGGGTTTTTGCCCTGATGATATGGTATCGTTCCATTCTTGTTTTAGTTCTTTAGGGATTTTAGTAAATATAACAAAAGATAAATCTTCGCCATGAGTATGAATAGGATTTGATTCAAATTTTGTCATATAATTTACCCAAGATCGAACTAATTCTAATTCTTTTCCAAAAAATTCACCAGAATAATCTTGATAAGATTTTGCATAGCTTTCAAAATAAGGTAATAGTATTGGAAATAATTTTTTAGGGTCAATGTCATATTCGTGTTTAATTAGACCAGCTAAATTTTTTCTTGTGTCTTTTTTAGGATCTTTAACACATAAATTTTTTATGTCTTTTAATTCATCTTCAGTTAAAGTGGTTTTATATAAAAATGGTCCCCAATGAAAAAATTGGTAATTTATTGTTTTATTTTTTATGTTTTTCATTTATTTCTTTTATTTTATTTTTAAAACTAAACTCATCAAGTCGTTCTATGTTAAAAATTAAACTGTATCTATTATTTTCGTCTTTAGATTTATCAAAACCATGTACTATTTCAGAGGGAAATATATAATAGTCTCCCGGTTCAGGTGTTATTTTTATATTTAATTCTGGTAAATGTAACTCACAACCTTTTGTTAGATATAAAATTCCATGCCAACAAGGGTGTGCATGATAATTTAAACTATCATTTGGTTTTATTTCATTTCCCCAAGCATTTGTAACTTCATATCTTTCTAAAAAATATTCAAAAAGTTGTGGATTAGTTGTTTGATGTTTATTTATTAAATAAGCAAAAAAGTTTTTAAAATTAATATTATCTAAAAAATAATACCAATTAGTCATGCCACCTTTTACATTAGTGTAATTATTCATATTTGAATCTAAATTATTTTTTATATCCATAATAAGATTATGAATTATATCTGGGTAAGAGTAATTACCAAATATTATACTTACAGTTCTAGGGTAAGTAATAGTTAAGCTACTTCTAGTTTCTTCTAATTTATTATTTTTGTCTATAAAATTAATCATTATCCCACTATTATATTACAACATATCCTTTGCCAATTATATGTTTCCGACTCAGGAGATTCTCCTTTGTGATATTCATTTGAATCAAACACTACCGCGTTGCCTGGTTTAAATTTAAATTCTTCACCATCAATATAAAAAGAACCTCTCCAATCTGGTTGCCAAACAGGAGTCATAAATAATAAAATTGATTTTAATTTTAAATCTTTTTCATCGTCTCGATGTAACCAGTGTTGAGTTTTCTTACCATGATAAGTACAATTAAACCACATTCTTTCTACAGTCGTGGGTATACCTATATTTTTATTCTCTAACATTTTTGCTATTCTATATACTATGGTTTGTCCCCAAATATAAAAAGGATAATGTGTAACTAAATCATTATATTCTTTAATTATTAAAACAGGTGAAGACATAAAACCTCTAGCGGGTTCTGATAAACCATTCATTTTCCATGTTGGACTACTTATAATTTGATTATACATAAAAAATAATTCCTTTTCAGAAAGGATATTGTTTAACACTGTAGTTTTCATATATATTTTCTATCTTTCATTCTCTATAAAACTATTATATAATGCATTATATGCTACAAAAATTAAATTTCAAGCCTGGCTTTAACAAACAAGACACTGAATCTGGCGCTGAGGGGCAATGGACAGATGGTGATTTTGTTAGATTTAGATACGGATTACCAGAAAAAATAGGTGGTTGGTCTCAACTTACAGCAGCATCCAAAACTTTACCTGGAGCAGCTAGAAAACAACATTCTTTTACCTCTTTCGCTGGGGAAAAATATTCAGCTATTGGTACATCTCAAGGTTTATTCTTATATTATGGTAATAATTTTTTTGATATTACACCGTTAGATACAGCTATCACAGGATGTACTTTAACAACAGTTAATGGTTCAAATGTATTAACTGTTAATAAAGGATCACATGGTTTAGCTGTTGGAAGATATATAACTTTATCTGGTGTCACTGTTACAGGAGCATCAGATTTTACAGCTGCAGAATTAGAAGTAGCTTATGAAATTTTAACAGTTGCAACTGTAGATAAATTTACAGTGCAGGCTGTAAGAGCTGAAGGGGGATCTGGTATGACTGCAGCAGGTGCAGCGACTGTTAATCCTTATATTGAAGTTGGACCAACTACTCAAACAAGTGGCTATGGTTGGGGAACTTATTTATGGGGAGATTCTACTTGGGGTACTGAAAGAACTATTAGTAACGTGACTCTGGATCCAGGCAACTGGAGTTTAGATAACTTTGGTGAAGTTTTAGTAGCAACTATATTTAATGGCAAAACTTTTACTTGGAACGCTGGAGCATCAAATGCTAGGACCATAAGAGCATCACAATCAACAAGTAATTTTCAAACAACAAATAATCCAACGGCTACTAGAATTTCTATTGTATCAGATAGAGATAGACATGTGTTCCATTTTGGAACAGAAACAACTATAGGTGATCCTACAACACAAGACCCTATGTTTGTAAGATTTTCTAATCAAGAGGATTTAAACACATATGCTCCAACTGCTACTAATACTGCAGGAACTTTTAGATTAGACAGTGGAAATGAAATTAGAGCAGCTATACAAGGTAAAGACTATATTTTTGTATCAACAGATGTTGCAGCTTATGTAATTCAATTTGTTGGTCCACCTTTTACTTTTTCTGTTAGACAAGTCGGTACCAATTGTGGTTGCATTGGTCAACACGCTATGTCTTATGCAAACGGTGCTGTATGGTGGATGTCAGCAGAAGGTGGTTTTTTTGCTTATGATGGTACAGTTAAATCATTGCCATCTCTTGTAGAAGATTTTGTATTTAGTACAGATGGAGATAACCTAGGAATTAATTTAGATTCAAGAGATGTTATTTATTCCTCACCTAATACTTTGTATACAGAAATAAACTGGTTCTATCCAAAAGATGGATCTGATCAAGTTGATAGATGTGTGACTTATAATTACTCAGAAAATGTTTGGACAACTTCATCGTTAGATAGAACTACGTATCAAGATCAAGGGGTATTTAATGCTCCTTATGCAACTGATTATGTAGACAACGGTACTCCTGTATTTCCCGATATATTAGGTATTACAAATAAATATGGAGCTAGTATTTACTATGCTCATGAAGTAGGAACCGATCAAGTCAATAGCTCAGGCACAACTTCTATAGATGCTTTTATTAGATCGGGAGATTGGGATATTACTTCACGTAAGAGCGCCTTGGGTCAGGCAACAGGAGTTGCTGATTACAGAGGTGATGGAGAATTTTTTATGTCAGTTAAAAGATTCATACCTGATTTTAAATATCAAACAGGTAATGCTAAAGTAACTTTATTTGTAAGTAGTTATCCAGATGACGTGGCTGTTAGCTCACCACTTGGACCCTTTACAATTACTTCTACGACTGATAAGGTAGATACAAGAGCAAGAGGCAGATTAGTTTCTGTTCAAATAGAAAACACAGCAGTGGGTGAGTCATGGAGATATGGCACACTTAGATTAGATGCACAACCAGATGGAAGAAGATAATGGCAAACACTTTATTTGATTTAGCTCAAGCCTATTTAAACCAGGGGATGCCTAGCATATCACCTATTTTTCAACCTACCCCGCCTAGCATTGGCCCTATAGTACCTGTAGAACCTGAGGATAAAACTCTTGTAGATCCATTATTACCTAGACCAGGTGGCAACGGAGATGGATATGGTGTTTATAATCCTGATCCAAATATGACAAGAACTTCTAGAAATTATGTAAATCCTTTTCCATTTAATCCTGATGATAATTTAGGAACACCTGATTATGGTTATCCAGGATCTCCTAGAACAGGAGTCATGGGTTTATACGATAAATATAAAGCTTTACCTATGGGATCTAAAGTAGCTTTAGGAGCAGGGAGTTTAATGACAGGTGGACAACTTATACCTGCAGCTTTAGGTGTTTATGGAGCAGGAAAATTAATTGGTGGAATGCTTCCTCCAAATAGAAGAGGTATTTTAGAAAATGAATTATTAGGCGCTGGAGTGCAGTTAGATAATATTGGAAGAGTCGTGACAAATGATTATAACACACCTGAAGGTATTATGGCTGGATATAACGCTAATATGATAACTGATGAAACTTTTGATAAAAGACGAGGTACAATTGCAAATACTTTATCTGAAAAATATGGATTAAGTCAGGAGGAAATAGAACAAGCTCTTGCGGGAACATATACGGGACCAGTTCAAACTGATTTATTAGGTAGAATAGTTACATTAAATGAAGCTCAAAAGTTATTTAATAGAAGAAATAAAATAGCTGATACAATTACTGAGAGTAAAATAGAAAAAAGAAAAGAAAAAGAAAGACAAAAAATAATAGAAAAAATTAACAAACAAGGACAAAGCGATTATAATCCTAACATACACGGACCAACTAACTATGGACGAGGTGATGATGGTAGACAATCTTTTGATTCAGGACAAGGGTTTGGTATAAATGCAACAACTGGTGGCCCAGTAAGTAATAGAACTGGTAGAGGAAGAACTGATTATTAATGGCAAAGATTACTAATTACATACCTGAGCCAAAAGAAGAATATGATGTAGATAATCAAAGGCAGATTATGGAGTCTTTGAATACAATGAAACAACAACTTAATTTTTCTTTTCAACAAGATTTAAAAAACGAACAAGACGCTTTTAACTACTTTTTATCATGAGCATACAATATAAAAATGCATCTAAGATATTAGATGGAACAGCTATGACAACTGTTTTGACTATATCAACATCAGCTGTTGCTATTATAAAATCTGTGTATGTATCTAACAATAGCACAGGAGCTGTATTAGTTAATTGTGATTTAAGAGATTCATCTGCTAGTACAGATGTAGAATTTTTTAGAAAGGATATACCTGCTTCAAGCACAGTCAACGCTACAGAACAGGGGTTGAATTTAGAAGCAGGAGATGCTATAAAAGCTCAAGCGGAAACAGCTAACAAACTTGAAGTAGTAGTTAGTTATGCGCTTATAAACAGAGAGAATGAAAACGGATAATATACATAAGATCGATTGTACAACTATAACAATTTATAGAAATACAAAGACAGGTGAAACTTCTAAAGAAAAATTAGAAGGATCAGATATTGTTACTGATGTAACAGTGCAGGTATCACCAAAAGGTTTAGATGTATTCCAGAAAGTAATGAACAATGATAATAAGAAACCAAAACCCTAAGGGTGGAACAGAATTACAATTCAACTATTTAGAAGAATACGTTGATAAAAAGTTATTAGATCAAGTACAGATTACAACTTCTGTGCCAGAAAAAATTCCGTTACATCCAAACAAAGTAAATATACTTTGGCAAAAAAATTCATACGATCAGCCTAACTTAGCTCCTTGGTTTCAAGAAAAATCTAATCATCACAAGTATGATTGGTATGTATTTAATTCTCATTGGACTTTTGAAAAATTTAGAATGATGTTTGGTTTACCTGCAGAAAAATGTTTGGTAATTAAAAATGGTGTAGATAAAATACAAAAAGCAAAACCTTATAAGCAAGGTGACCCTATTAGAATAATTCATCAAAACACACCTTGGAGAGGATTATCTGTTTTATTAGGTGCAATGCAATTAGTTAAGAATCCATTGATTACTTTAGATGTATATTCATCATGTGAAGTGTATGGAAAACAATTCTTTGATCAAAATGATCATGAATACACAGAACTATATGAACAAGCAAGACAACTACCTAATGTAAATTACATAGGGTATAAACCAAATAGTTTTATAAAAAGTAATATGCATAAATATAATATGTATGCATACCCAAGTATCTTTGAAGAAACATCTTGTATATCTTTATTAGAATGTATGGCTGGTGGATTATATTGTGTTACAACTAATCTTGGTGCTTTGTTTGAAACAGGTGCTGAATTTCCTATGTATATACCTTTTGATAATAATTTAAGAAGGCTATCAATGAAATTTGCTTCCGCAATAGAAGCTTCAGCGAATATATTACATGAAGAAACTATACATAAACATTTAGAAACTCAGTCTGATTATGTTAATGCTTATTACAATTGGAATAAAATAGGTACATCATGGACAAGATTTCTAACAGGAGCAATTAGTGCCAAGACTAAGTAATACACCTATCTGGTTTGAAGAAGATAAAAAAACAGAAGCTAGTAATGATACTTATCAAACTGTAAAAACTAATAAAGTTGAAGGGGATAGTAATGTGATTGAAATAAATGTAGGCGGAGAAGGTGGTAGATCGCCTTATAAAATAATGGTTTGTACTCCTTGTCATAGCGATGTGTCTATGCATTATTGTCAAGCTGTTTTAAAATTTCAACAAGAATGTTTACAAAGAAATATATTAGTTAGTTTTACTTTGTTAAAATCTTCTTTAGTTACACAAGGTAGAAATTTAAGTGTAGCAGAATTTTTAAATCATAAAGACAAATACACTCATTTATTATTTATAGACTCTGATATTGACTTTAGTTTTTCTACTATTGAAAAAATGTTAAAGGCTGACAAAGATGTTATTGCATGTCCTTATCCAATGAAGATGATGGATTGGAATAAAATATGGAGAAGAGTAAACAACAAAGAAGATGCTATTACTTCTGCAGAAGATATGTCAAGAGCAGGTTTTACTTATCCAATTAAAGTAGAAGACCAGTATAACATTATAGCTGACAAAGGTATTATAGAAGTAACTCATGCACCTACTGGATGTATGTTAATTAAAAGACATGTTATTGAAGACATGATTAAGAATCACCCTGAATTAGAAATATACCAACCTACCTATATTAACGGCAAAGAAGAAAAGAAAGATAATTTTTATAACTTGTTTGATACTTGGCATGATCTTAAAACTAAAAGATACTTTGGAGAAGACTTTGGTTTCTGTCAAAAATGGACAGATATGGGTGGTAAAGTTCATATATATGTAATGGATACTATTACGCACGTTGGAGAGTTCTTATATCGTGGTCGTTTCTTTGATGATTTATACCAAGGTACACGACCTGCAAAGCATGCCAAACCACTTGACGAAGATACAAAAATCAAATAAAGTGTAGTATTTTCAGGATATCTATGCCTGCTCAACAATATAAGTGTATTTAAATTATGGCAATATCAAGAATGCAAGAACCCAGACAATTATACGGACTAGGAAGTTTAGTTAAATCAATAGGTAAGACAGTTAAAAAAGTTGTTAAATCTGATTTAGGTAAAGCTGCCCTATTAGCAGCAGTTGGTTTTGGTATACCAGGAACACAGTTTGGTGGCTTACTTGGTAGAGCCTCTTTTGGTGGAGCTGCTCCAAGTATTTTTGGTAAGACTGGTGGTATCAGTGCTTTGCTTAGTGGTGGCACAAAATTTTTACCAGGAAGCACTGCAGCTATGAAAGGTGCAGCTGTTACAACACCAGGTATCTTTGGTAGTATTCCTGGCGGTGGATACACTGTAGGAGCGATAGGAAGTATCTTAGCTGCTTCAGGTATGAGTCCAGAAGAGATAGAAGAAACTAAAAGAGATCCAGAAAAAGTAAAAATTTATTTAAGAGACTACTATAGTAAAACAAATCCTGACGCATCTTCTAAAGAAGTAGAAGAGTTTGTTACAACCAATACATCTGAGTATATGGCTGTAGGTGGTAGAGTTGGTTTAGAATCTGGTACACCTAAAAAAGGATTAAACTCCTTATCAATAAAAGATATGGAAAAATATATAATGAAAATGCCTTATATAGTTAAATATGATGAAGATGGTAATCCTATAAGACCTGAATTTCCAAGAAAAGGAGAACCACATAAATATAATCCAGATAAAAAATTTGATAGAAAAAATATGCCTTTTATTTTACCTTTAAAAAGAAACAAATTAGCTATGGGTGGCTTACAAAGTATGCCTATGGGTCAAATGAGAAAAAATAAAGCTGGCACTATAGAACGAGACTATAGAGAGACTGGCGGATTTGTACCAGTTGGTATAAAAGAAAAAGCAGATGACGTACCTGCTATGTTAAGTAAAAACGAATTTGTAATGACAGCAGATGCTGTTAGAGGAATGGGTGGCGGCAACATTGAAAAAGGTGCTCAAAGGTTGTATGATCAAATGAAACAAGCAGAAAAGAGAGTAGTATAATGGCTGAAGTAACAACAACAAGAGTATTACCACCAGAATTTATAGAAGCAGCAGGTAAAACTTACTTAGGTAATTTAGGAACTGCAGCAGGTCAATATAAAACAGCTGATCTTTCAAAAGTATTTGGTCCACAATTTACAGCAGGTCAAGATCCATTACAGGCTCAGGCTCAAAAATTAGCAACTCAAGGTATTGGTGCTTATCAACCTTTTTTAAATCAAGCACAAGCAGCACAAACTCAAGCTGGGGTTTTAGCTGGCCAAGCTGGTCAGTTTTCTGGTCCACAAGCTTACCAACAATTTATGTCTCCTTACCAACAGGATGTCATTAACGCAACGTTAACAGAATTTGATACACAAGCAGCAAAAGGCATTCCAAATATTGCAGCTCAAGCAGTTAACCAAGGTGTTCTTGGTGGAGGTCGTGAAGGTGTTATGAGATCAGAATATCAATCAACAAGCGACAGGAACCGAGCAGCATTACAGGCACAATTATTACAACAAGGTTTTGGTCAGGCTCAAACGGCTGCACAACAAGCATTTCAAAATCAACAGACTTTGGCTAATCAACAATTAGGTTTAGGTGCGGCTGCAACTGGATTAGGTAGTCAGCAACAAGCTTTCTTAGGTCAAGATGTAGGAGCATTATCTACTCTTGGTGCACAAAATCAAGCACAAGTACAAGCACAATTAGCAGCACAACAACAGTTGGCTCAACAACAATTACAACAACCACTAACAGCGGCTAATGCTTATGGAACAGGTGTAACAAGTTTGATTGCTGGATACCCAGGTCAACAAACTCAAGTTACTGCACCTAGTCCAAATCCTATGATGACAGCAATAGGAGCTGGTGGAACGTTAGCTGGTATTTACAGAGCATTTAATCAACCAGGCGTATTGAATAGTTAATATGAGAACTTTTAAAAGACCAATGTTTAGAAAAGGTGGTAATGTCGGTAACGGTATTATGACTGGTATCGTAGATAGAATAGAAGCTCAAGATGGTTATTTACCAGGTAGCACTGCACAAATGAAAGGTGCATCAGGGGTTACAGAAGAAGGTATAGATCTTGCTAATCCATTACCAACAGTTAGTGAATTTAAACCTATGGTATATGAAAATATGGACATAGATGCATTAGTTGGTACACCAAAAACTCAAGCTGAATACATAGAAGAACTTAGAGCAGGGGCTGGTGAATATGGTGGTATGGATCCTTTAACAAGTTTTTTACTTACTGCTGGACCAAGTGTGGCAGGAGCTACTAGTTTTGCAGATGCAGTAAATAGATTACAGCCAGCTACTAAACAATTAATAAAAGGTGCTGATGCAAAAGCTAAATATAATAGAGATCTTAGAATGGCAGCAACTAAACTTGCTTTAGGAGCAGAGGAAAAATCAGAAGATAAAAGATTTAAATTAAATCTACAAGATATGGATCAAGAAAATCAAGTTAAATTTTTAAATGATCAAAGAGCTTATGAAAATTTAAAAGATCAAGACAAAAGAGATTATAATGAAGCAGTGGCAGATAAAGCTAGAGCTTATCAAAAATTAGATGAGCAAGAAAGAAAAGAATACGAAGAGAGATTAATTAGAGAAGGTAGAGCTTTTGAACTAGAACAAATTAAGAGAAAAGAAGAATTTGAACTGGAAAAAATTAGAGATGACCAAGAGTTTAGAGAGAGAATGATTGATAAACAATTAGATGCAGATGAAAAAAGACCAGCAACATATTATGCAGAAAAGTATTACGGGGACGATACTGTTAAAGGAGCAAATAGAAAAAAATATGAGGATGAGCAAATAAGTATTAAGATGCAAGAAAAATTTGGATCTCAAGCTGCTGGATTTTTAAATGGCACAGATATGGATCGTTCTTCAGAAGGAATGTTAAATAAACCTAAAGATAAAGATGTAGGAAAAGTTTTCTATGATTTAAAAACAGGTACAATTAGAAGATTTAGAAAAACAAAAGATGGTTATGAGTTTGAAGATATAAATCTTGATACATTTGTAGAAGAACCAACACCAAAAGGTAGTACACAAAAAGAAAAAGATGCAGAGATAGATAAAAGATTTGAAATTTTAAGTGATGATCAAAGAAAAATATTAGAAGAAATAAGAAACAGGCCTCCAGATCCTTTCCCTGGAGCATAGGAGGTTAAATGGCAGAGTTTCTACCTTTAAATAACGCCGAAGAAAACAATGATACAGCGTGGTACACAGCTGCCGCTTCTGGTATTGCATCAGGTCTATTAAAAATACCTGAAGGTGTAGTCTCTCTTGCAGCAGAACTAATTGATCTTGGAGCTGATACAAACACAGCAGCAAGTGTAGAAGAATTTTTTGATAAACTAAATCCATTTGAAGAGATAGCAGAAGAAAGAGCTATAGGTAAACTTACTGAAACATTAGTACAGGTTGGTGTACCAGGCGCCATTGGATTTAAAGCAGCAAACAAGGTAGCTAGAAATCTTACAGCAAAAGCAATTAGAGCAAAGAAAGCTAATGCTTATGCTAATCTAAGAGGAGCTCCTGTTTTATCAGCAATAAACAAAGCTAGAGATTTAAATAAAAAATCTAAGAAGTTTAGATACGCAGCGGCGGTTGCTGGTGGTGCAGCTGGTGAAACATTTGTAGCTGATGTAGAAAACATTGGATCGTTTGGTGATTTGTTTGGTGGTGGTCCAACTAAAATGGACAGAGAAGAAAGTTTTGGTAGAGAAGATGCTACAAGAAAATTATTAAATAGACTTAAGTTTGGTTCTGAATCTTTATTAGTTACTCCTTTTGTATATGGTGCAGGGAAATCAGCTAAGTTATTAGCTAACAGAGGTAAAGATCTTGCTTATAGTAACTCTCAATTTGCAAGATGGTTAGACAAATATGTAAGAGCACCTTTTACTCCTCAAGGTGGTATGACTAAAGAATTATTTGGAGAAGAAACATTTAAACAAGCTTTAAAATCTAGAGATACAATAAGAGCAAAAGAAATTGTAGATAACATTACAAGAGAAGTAGATAATATATATCCTCAATCAGAAGTAATGTTTAACAAATCAGTGCAAGTAGAAAAAGAAAAATTTTTAAAAGGTCTTAATGAACTTTTATTTGAAGGTAATATTAGAGACACAGTTGATCCTAAAAAATTAGATAGTCTTTTAGATCTTATGAGAAAAAGTAATGTAGGTGAAGAGTCTAGACAATTAATTGTTAATGGAATTAATAATGCTAGAGGTGAGTTTACTAATTTAATAAATATATTAGACAACAATGTTTCAGGATCAAAATTAGGTAAAGGTGTTAAAGAACTTCAGTCTTTATTAAAAGGTAGAGTCAATGGCTGGATAGGTGGTACATACAAAATATTTGAAGATCAAGGTAAAGGTATATTTAAATTCTTTAAAAGATATGAACCAACTGATGAAGTAATTAATAATGCTACTAATTTTTTTAGAAGAGAAATTGCAAAAGAAAATGGTGATACAGCTTTTGATATAGCTGGCACTGCTTATCAAAAAGAAGCTAGTGTTATAGTAGATGACATTCTTAGAGAAGCTAGTCTTAGAGGTAAGCCTAAAGCTTTAAAGTTTAATGAATATATTAACAAAACGATGGAGGGAAAACCAGGCGCTGATTTTATAAGAGCAGAAATAAAAGAAACTAAGTTACCACCAAAAGAACTTAGAGAATTATTTGGAGAGGTTCAGGATCCAAGGTACTCTATATTTAATGGTATAACTAATCTATCTTCTGTATCTAGAACATCCGAGTATTTAAAAAGTGTAGCAGCTAAAAATGATGAAGTGCAAAGAGCTGGTGGTAGAGGATTTTTTTGGGATAACGAAGACGCTTTTAGACTAGGAGTAAATCAAAAAAACACAGGTATATCTTCTGTTAAAATGGATGATGTCATAAGTAAACTACCTGAAGCAGCCAACATACCCAATCCTTTAGCCGGTAAAATTACTACACCTGAAATAGCGGAGGCTATAAAAAATGCAAACAACATAGCAGGTGGCCTTCAAGGTTTTGTAAGAGGTGAAGGTAAAGAAGGAGCAGAGGCTGCTGTTAGTTGGATGTATAGAAATTTATTATTGTTTCCAAAAGGAGTTTCACAATTAGCTAAAACAGTATTCTCTATACCTACACACATAAGAAACGTAATTAGTGCATTTGGTTTTGCTGGAGCCAATGGTAATTTATTTAATCCAGTAGAATTTTCTAGAGCATTTAAAGAAGGTATAGAAACTACAGGTCTTTTAAAACTAGGTCCTGCAGATGAAACAGCACAAGCGGCTTACAGAGAATTAGTAGAGCTTGGTGTTGTAAACTCACAAGTTCAAATAGGAGATCTAAAAGCTTTGTTACAAGATATTAGATTTGGTCAACAAGCTGCAAACGTAGACACAGTATTAAACCCTATGTTAGCTAAGTTGAAAAAGGTAGGATCATTTTTTCAAGGTAAGTATGTAGCTGAGGATGATACTTTTAAAATAGCTAGTTATGTAATGGAGAAAGCTAAACTAAAAAGTCGTTATGCTAAAAGAAAAATAGATGTGACTGAAGCTGTGCTTAACAGAGAAGCAGCTAACGTTGTAAAAAATACTGTACCTAATTATGCATTTGTAGGTTCTGCAGTTAGAACTGCAAGACTTTTACCAGTAGGTAACTTCATGTCGTTTCCATCAGAGATGATTAGAACTACAACTAACATTGCTGAACTAGGTTTAAATGAAATGAGACACATACCAGCAGCGGGCGTAAGAATTAAAGGAAGTAATTTAGGTTTAACAGTTACAGAGATATTAGAAGATGGTACTGAGCAAGTTGTTAAGAACAATGCTCTTGATAGTGGAGCATATGGTGATGGAATAAAAAGATTATTAGGTCTTGCTACGTTTACAACAGCAGCTCCAGTCGCATTAACAGAAGGTGCAAAAGCTTTGTATGATATATCTCAAGACGAACTAGATGCATTAAGAAGATTTGTACCTGAGTGGTCTAAGAACTCTACACTGATTCCAATTAGAGATGATGATGGTGAGTTAAGATACATAGATTTTAGTCACAGCAATGCTTACGATGTAATAGCTAGACCTCTTAGAACTTTATTAAATAATATTCAGGATGGTCAAGCAAATGATAAACAGTTACTAGATAGTTTTGTAAGTGGAGTTAATGAAGCAGGTGCTGAAATTATGAACCCATTTATTTCAGAATCTATTTGGACAGAAGCTGCAGGGGATTTAACTGTTAGAGGTGGAGTAACCAAAGATGGTAGAAGATTATATACAGATCAAACATCTGCTGGTGACAAAGCTGCAATTAGATTTTTACATTTAGGAAATGCACTAGCACCATCATACAAACAATTTGTAAGACTAGCTCAAGCTGCAACAGAAACACCAGATGCAAGAGGTAATGTATTGGATGTCGGGCCTGAGATAGCGGGCTTCATGGGACTTAGACCTATTAAAGTTGATCCATTAAAGTCAATGGGTTTTAAAATTTCTGGTTACCAAAGAGGTATCAGGGATGCAAGAAGAGAATTTACTGGTGGTTATTTTGGTTTGTTAAAAGGTGGTTCAGTTGATCCTAATGATATTATTTTAAGATATATAAAATCAAACAAAGCTAAGTTTGATGTACAACAAAATATGTATAATGATTTAAATGCGGCTGAAACATTAGGTATAGAAAATAATGATTTAAGAAGACAGTTTGATGAAAGACAAATTAGTAACGAAGACTATACTAATTTAAGAAGAGGTAGATTTGATCCCTATGTTCCATCAGGTGAAATTGCGAATAAGTTTAGAGACATTGCAAATAATCTTGGTGAAGATAATCCATTCAGAGAAGCACTACCAGAACTAAATGAAATAAGAAGAGAATTAAGACAATTACAATTAGGTGAACCTTTTAATATTGATCCTCTACAATATTTAATACCACCTGCACCACCTACACCACCATTGCCGACATCAGTTACTTCTGCAATGCCTAACAACCAAACAATTACTCAAGGACAAAACATTTTAAATCAAACTCAAATGGCTTCTGCAAATGCAGGGGGACTAACTGCATTAGAGGAGGCGTTGTTGAGCTCTGAAGAAAAAGCAATAAGATTAAGATCAAGAGGCATAACAAATGTCTAAACTAAACCCCAAAACTACAAGAGAGCACCTGCTTTCTATCTATGGATATATTACTGGATTAAAAAAAGATGTTAAACATATGCACGATGGTATACACGATTTGGGCGGTAAGATAGACAAGATCTATTGGGTGTTATTGGGTACTGTTGGGGCAGTATCACTTCTGTTGCTAGAAAAAGTTTTAGATAAAGGTTTCTTTTTTTAAATCCAAGTCTTTAATTCTTCGCCCATAATATCCGAGGCAATATTTAATTTTTTACGTAAAGCTTTTACAACTTTAGTATCGATAGTATCTTCTGTTACTATATCAATATAAGTCATTGGATACTCTTGACCAATACGATCTATTCTAGCCTCTGATTGCTGTCTTTTCTCTAGATCATAACCATTAGAATAATAGATCATAGTTGATGCAGCTGTAAGTGTGATACCATACCCACCAGTTTGAGTAGTTCCTATAAAAAACCGGACAGGAGAATCGGGGTCCTGGAATTTTTTAATATTATCCTGTCTTTCTTCTTGTGGTGTTAGTCCATAATAATCTACAAAAGAATCTTCTCCATATTCTTTAGATAAGACTTTAATAATATTATGTACATCTCTTTGAAACTGAGCCCAGATAACAACCTTACCCTCTATCTCATCAAGTAAATTAAGTAGTTCACCTACCCTGTTGTTTGGCATTTCTTGTATGGTGCCATCATCAGCTGTAAAGTGACCACAAGTTATCTGCTGTAGTCTCATTAACTGAGTTAACACAGTAGCTGTAGACATCATCTTACCATTCATTTGAGCATGAGCTAGTTTCTGCATCTGTAGATATGCCTTAGTCTGTTCTGGTGTCAACAACACTTCTCGTTTCATAAACGTTTTCTTAGGTAAATCTAGACACTCATCTTTTAATACACGGTAAGAAAATTCTTTTAGTTTATCAGCTAACTCATCTAGGTTTCTATAACCCACAACTATCTGTACAGATCGACCACTAAAGTTTGCTGTTCTCATAACAGCGTATCTAGTTCTAAATGCATAGTAAGAATTAAAACCTAATAGTTCATCTTCTAAAAACTCACATTGTTTGTATAGGTCTAGTGGTGATTTAGTTACCGGTGAACCTGTAAGTATTCTTCTGTATGTTGCAAGCTTACCAAGGTTACAATATTTTTTGTACGTTTGGCTTCTGGATTTTTTATTGTAGTAGACTCATCAATAGCCATTAATGCTCTGTGAGAATTTAAAAACTTTTCTGCAAACGCTACACCTTTTTTAGTAGATAAAGATTCTACATTCATAACTAATATGTGTAGGTCTTCACCTGTTTCAAATAATGAATTTAGTTTTTTTGTTTGTTCATGAGTCTTGTCTGAACTTTTCCAAAGAACAACTTTTTTATTTATATAGTCAGGTAAGTGTGTAGGTATCTGATCTTCATACCAATTTTTATATACACCTTTTGGTGCAATAAGAAGTAAACCATTTATCTTGCCTTGGTTATAAAGCATAGCTGCATTATCAATTAATACTTTAGATTTACCGGTACCCATTTCCATAAAGTACGCAAAGTATTCTTTATCCCACGACCGTTCTAAAGCATCAAGTTGATGTTTATAAGGACTTGTTTTAAACTTATACCAATTAATTTTACTGTCTAATACATTCATAGTTGTTTACTTTTCTTTCTAAAAAGTTATATAGTGTATAGAAAGAAAAAAGTCAATGAGCAAAGTTTATTTAGTACAAGAAATTCCTACAGATAGAGAAACAGGTCAACCTAAAATTGATATTACGCCTGCATTAAAGTATGGCGAAATTAAGATTTTATTTCCTCGTTTAAAACAAATGCAATTTACACCAGGTCCAATGGTGATGGAAATAAAAAACTCATTAAAAGATTTTACAACCGATGATTACTTATTACTTTATGGCGATCCTGCCATAATTGGTGTTGTATGTGCAGTAGCTTCTGATCTTACAAATGGTAAATTTAAATTATTAAAGTACGATAGAAGACAATTTTCTTATTATCCAATTGAATTAAATATTTTTCAAAACTAGTATTGACATATATAAATTCTCCTATATATACGATAGTGCAAATATAAATTAAACTATTAAACTATTAAGGAGTAACATGACGATCAATCTAAGAGCTGATGCGCCCAGTCAGGTGACGCAAACAGAACCCCAAAAACTAACAGACGAAATAAAAAAACTTCAAGACATACAACAAGAGATACAGAACTATAAAGATAGAATTAAAGATTTAGAAGAGAGTGAGAAATATTTTTCTCAAGTAGTAATTCCAGATATGATGAATGCTATGAATCTTAAAACTATGAAATTAAAAGATGGTTCTGAAATAGAAATATCTAATAAGTTTTTTGCTAACGCTCTAGCAGCTAAAAGAGCAGAGGCATATCAATGGCTTCGAGAGAACGGACTAGGCAACATTGTGAAAAATGAAATCACAGTGAGGTTTGGAAAGGACGAAGATACCAAGGCGACGCAATATGCTACCCTTGCAAGAGGACAAGGTTATGAACCGGAACAAAAAGTTTCTGTTCATGCCGGAACCCTTAGAGTTGCTCTGGAGGATCTCCATACACGTGGTGGTCAGATTCCTTCAGAGTATTTCAGTACGTTTGCTGGTTATCAAACTAAGATAACTAACAAATCTAAATCAACAGACTAATAGACTAACAAAGGAGAATCTATGGAAAGTCAAGTAGCAAAGAAGGCTGATGCAGGTGCATTAGCAACAATAAATCTCAGAGCAGACTCTGGTAAAGGAGCTGAAGAGATTAAATCAGATGACGTATCAACACCGATTCTGAAAATCTTACATCAGCTATCACCTGAATGTAATGAGAGAGACGCCAAGCATGTAGAAGGGGCTAAACCTGGTATGATTTATGCATCAGGGTTTGGTAAACTTATAAGTGGTGAAGAGGGATTAGATATCATAATTGCTCACGCACAAACTAGGTATCCCGAATGGCAGGAGAGAGGCGATAGTGCTTCAGCTCCAGTAGGAACTCATTTAGAGATTCCAGCCGATGCTGTGGAAGAAAAGAATGGAAGATATAGATTGCCAAACGGTAACTATGTTGAGAAGACTGCATACTTCTATGTACTAGCAATGGTAGATGGTGAGTTAAAACCTGCAGTGGTCCCAATGAGATCTTCTAATTTATCTCCAGCGAGGGAGTTAAATAACCTTATTAAGAATCTGAGATTCTCAGATGATCAAGGTTCATTTAATCCTGCAAGTTATTCAGCTATGTATAAGTTAAATACATTTGGAAGAACTGCGGGAAGTAAAAGCTGGCATGTCTACAAACCATCAAGAGTAAGAAATCTTGATATCGCTAATAAAGATGATGCGTCTATGTATGAGATAGCAGCACAACTTCAGAAATCAGTTTCTAAAGGTGCAGCTAAACCAAAGTATGATGCTGGTCAAAAGAAGCAAGACATAGTATAATAAAGTGTTATAACAACGGCGCTGAAGGGAGACTGGAGGCGCCGTATAATTATGAAAGATTTTAGAAAATATTTTAGTGGGCTTGAGAGAGACTTTGGTTTCTGTAATGTTAACAATGGTTATCATGATCCACAAACAAACAAATTAAAATTTGATCCAGGCGATTATGGCTGGTCTAAAAGAAATATATCTGATCAAGATTATCAAGATCATTTAGATGGTAAACGTGCAATAGGTATACAAGCCTGTGATGATAAAGGTATGGCTAGCTTTGGTGCAATTGACATTGATCCATCTGATTATTCTAGTTTTGATATTCATCACTATTTAAAAGTAATTCAAGACAAGGACCTACCCGTTGTACCAATTAAATCAAAAAGTAATGGTCTTCACATTTATGTATTTACAGCAGAAAAAGTACCTGCAACTTTAATTAGAGAGTTTTTACAAAACTTATTATTTTTATTTGGACTATCTTCTAAGACAGAAATATTTCCTAAACAAACACAACTAGGAATGAATCAAGATAATGTTAGAACTTCTGGATCATTTATTAACTTACCTTATTTTAAGAAAACAGAGCGTAAAGCATTATTACCAGACGGAACAGAACTAGAGTTTGAAGATTTTATAAACGTAGTAAAAGATAATTTACAAACAAAAGAATCATTAAAAGAAGTATCAAACAAAAAGGTAAAAGAAATATTAACTGGTGGTCCAGAAGATTTATTAGATGGTCCTCCATGTTTACAGATGATATGCAAACAGGTTCAGGAATCAGGATCAAATTAAAAGATGAAAGAGATAGATTTTTATTTAACTACATGGTGTTTGCTAAGAAAAAATTTAAAGACGAGTGGGGTAAAAAAGTTTTAAATGCTGCAAGAGATTTTATTAAGTATGATGAAGTGTGGGGCGATGACAAAGTAAATCAAAAAATAAAAAGCTGGAGCAAAGATACAGCTGGACATACTTGTCATGACATACCTATATCTTCTTATTGTGCAAAGGGAACTTGTCTACGTAGAAAATATGGTATTGGAAGTCATAGAGAAAGTAGTTGGCCTCAGATATCAGGTTTAATAAAAATATGTTATAAGACCTGATCCAGAATATTTTTTTAATGTAGAATTATCTGACAGTAAAGTTGTTCAAATACATGCAAAACATATAAAAAAAGATTTCAGAGATGAAAGAGATGAGAGCGCTTATAGCAGACCAAACATCAATATTCCCTCCCATTATTAAGAATAATGAATATCAGCCTATCCTGGACGCTCTATGGGCCACTAAAGAGGATATTAAAGCCACCTGCTGGTACTAATCCTATTGAGATGTTAAGAAATATCTAGAAGACTATGTCAATGGACCAGAGGCTACAACGTATGCTTCATTTAAAAGTGGTGCTGTATTGAAAGATGAAGAGCATTATTACTTTGACTACGATAAATTTTATGAAGAGATAAAAAGAAATGAATGGACAAAAGACAGGCCAAGAACTGCAACTTTAATTAAGAGTCATTTCAAAGCTGAGTTTGGATTTCAAAAAAGATTTCCAAAAGGTGAAAGTGAAAAATCATTTCCACCAGTTAGATGTATAAAAATGCCTGCAGATGATTTGATGAAAGAAGAAATACCAGAGGAAAAAATAGCAATAGAAGATAAACAGAATATTGTTTAATGAAAAAACCTATTAAGATATATGGTCCACCTGGGACAGGTAAAACTTTTAGATTAATTAGAAGAGTTAATGCTTATGTAAGAACAGGTACACCTTATCACAAGATAGGTTACTTTGCTTTCACAAAGAAAGCAGCGAAAGAAGCTAGAAATAGAATTGGTGTAGATGAAAAACAAGTTCCATATTTTCAAACACTTCACGCATTTTGTTTTCACTTATTAAATTTAAATGAAAGCGCTATCATTCAACCACATCACTATGAAGCTTTGGTAAGAAGTTAAATGTAAGAGTTAACTTTAATGATAAGTATAATGATGAACAGACACATTTCTTAACTTGTAATAATCCTTACTTTCAAATGATACAAAGATCTATTAACAAAGATATACCTCTACGAGAAGAATTTAATCTTAATGAACATGATAGAAAAGATATAGAAGTTGGGACACGTTAAATCATATTTACATAAACCTACAAGAATATAAAAAGAAAATGCATCTATTAGATTTTAATGATCTAATTAAAAAAGTTATAAACTCAGGTAAGATTCCTAAATTAAAAGCTATCTTCATTGATGAAGCACAAGACTTGTCTCCATTACAATGGCAACTGTATGATAAGTTAAGAGAGAACTGTGATGATATGTATTTAGCTGGCGATGACGACCAAGCTATATTTGCTTGGGCTGGAGCTGACGTTAATAGATTTATAAAAGAACCTGCAAATGAAAGTGTTTTAAGGTATTCGAGAAGAGTATCAAGAGCAGTGCAAGAACAATCTCAAATAGCAGTGAGTCGTATATCAGGCATCAGGAAACACAAAGAATATCTACCACGGGCGCAAGAGGGCTTTGCGTCTCATATCAATAATTTAGGACAAGTTGATCTTACAAAAGGTAAGTGGTTAATCTTAACAAGAACTAAAAGCAATTTGTTAGACATAATGAAAGAACTTAAAAGTAAAAATATTTATTATCAAAGTAACAAAGGTAAAAGTTTTAACGTAGGTATTTATAATGGAGCAATGGCTTACACTAAATGGATAAGAGAAGGTAAGTTGAAGAAAAAGAAATCAATGATGTCAGAGAATATATTCCCAATGGTAATTGGGATCCTGAAAAAAATTGGTATGATATATTCGTAGCTGATCAGAAAGAAATACTTTACATTCGAAATATAATTTCTGGGGGTGAAAAACTTTATGAAAATGCAAGGATATGGTTATCAACTATTCATGCAATAAAAGGTGGTGAAGAAGATAATGTAATACTTTCTTTACATCAAGGTTCTAAAGTACAGAAAAGTATTCGTCTAAGTGTTGACAAACAAGATGAAGAGCATAGAGTGTGGTACGTGGGTATCACAAGAGCAAGAAATAACTTATACAAATTGAAAGCTAAAAAGAAAATAAAGGAGTATCAACTATGAGTACATTTTTTCACAGACAAATTGAATTTGATGTATTAAGAAAAACACCGAAAGCTGTTTTGATAAAAGTAAATAAAGTTAAAAGCACAAAGTATAATAAATTATACAAAAAATTTAAAAAGTTTTTAGATCCTGTTGAGATGTGGGTACCTAGATCATGGCTTAAAAAAGATCGTTCATATTCTTATGTTGGAATGCCAGGTAATATGGAATCATACACTGATAGATTCTGGGTATGGGAGGAAGGATTTCTAAAAAACTTAAAACAATTATATTTAAAAAGGGAGAAAAACTATGACGCATAAAGATATATTCGAAGAATCATTTCCACAATACACTCAGGTAGGCGGGAATCATTACACAAAATTTCCTATTCAACCATATGAATTTATTTCTAAAAACGATCTCTCGTTCTTTCAGGGCAACGTTATTAAATATGTTTGTCGCTATCAAAGGAAAGGGGGAGCAGAGGATCTTAAAAAAATTGTACACTACTGTCAATTAGAAATGTTAAAAATGAATGATATGAAAAAGAAAAAATAATGCCTAACAGAAATTTTAAAGCAAAAAATATTACAGTAAATAAACATGAGTTTCGTTTAGAAATTTATGGTACTCTAGTTGATTGGGAAATATTTCCACATAGCTATGAAGCAGCTTTGTATGCGTTTAGTAATAAAAATAAATTAAATAAGTTAGTAGAAAAGAAATATATATTATCAAAATGAAGATACCTAAATACTTAACACAAACCGAATGGGTACAGCCCACAGAATACCCTGATCTAAGAAGTTATGATGAGATATCAATTGACTTAGAAACACGTGATCCAAATTTAAAATCAAAAGGATCTGGTGCAGTTACAGGTAATGGTGAAGTTGTTGGTATTGCTGTCGCTACTTTTAATGATAAATGGTATTTTCCTATAGCACATGGTGAAGGACCAAACATGAATAGAGTTAAAACTTTAGAATGGTTTAAAGATATTTGTGAATGTCCAGCTACAAAAATATTTCATAACGCAATGTATGACGTATGTTGGATACGTAATTTAGGTATAAAAATCAATGGTTTAATCGTAGATACCATGATTGCATGTTCAGTCTTAGATGAGAATAGATTTGCATATACATTAAATGCATTGTCATGGCATTATCTTAACGAAGGTAAGAATGAAAAAGCTTTGAATGAAGCAGCTAAGTCAAGAGGGCTTGATCCAAAAGCAGAAATGTGGAAATTACCTGCAAGTGAAGTAGGAGCTTATGCTGAAAAAGATGCTGAATTAACTTTTAAACTTTGGCAACATGTAAAAAAATTATTAGTAGAAGATGATTGTCAAGATATATTTAATCTTGAGACAGATCTGTTTCCTTGTTTAGTCGATATGCGTTTCCTAGGGGTGCGGGTAGACGTGACAAGAGCCAATCAATTAAAAAAAGAATTAACAACACAAGAAGAAAGATTAATCCACCAAGTAAAAATAGAGACAGGAGTAGAAACTCAAATATGGGCTGCACGTAGTATTCAAAAAGTCTTTGAACATTTGAAACTACCTTTTGAAAAAACTGTAAAAACTGGTGCACCTTCATTTACAAAAAATTTCCTTTCTAATCATGAGCATCCTGTAATTAAAATGATAGCAGAAGCTAGGAAAATAAACAAGGTTAATACAACATTCATTGATACAATTTTAAGACACGAACATAATGGTAGAATTCATGCAGAGATAAATCAAATTAGATCTGATGATGGAGGCACAGTTACCGGTAGATTTAGTTATTCTAATCCTAACCTGCAACAAATTCCAGCTAAGGATCCAAACACAGGACCTTTGATAAGAAGTTTATTCTTACCTGAAGAAGGTTGCAAGTGGGGTACGTTTGACTACTCGCAACAGGAGCCAAGATTAGTTACAGAGTATGCATTAAGATTTGGATTAGCTTCAGTTAATAAAATTGCTGATGCATATGACACTGATCCAAAAGCAGACTTTCACCAGACTGTTGCTGACATGGCTAAAATTCCAAGAGGTCAAGCTAAAGTAATTAACTTAGGTTTGTTTTATGGAATGGGTAAAGCTAAACTAGAAGCAGAACTTGGTGTATCTAAAGACAAAGCTAAAGAATTATTTGATACCTATCATGGTAAAGTTCCATTTGTAAAACAATTAACAAATCAATTAATGAGTGCTGCTCAAGATCAAGGTAGAATTAAAACTATCTTAAACAGAAAATGTAGATTTCCAAAATACGAACCTATATTAAAAGGCAGTGATTGGGGTAGGTTTGTACCTGCACAAGATCATGAAAGAATGTTAGAGCTCCAAGCAATGGGTGAGTTTATGAAAGATGAAGAAGGGGAATTTATTAAAGACAAAGATGGTAATAAACAAAAAAATTATTGGCATGAGAATGGTCATCGTAGAGCTTTTACTTACAAAGCATTAAACAAATTAATTCAAGGTAGTGCTGCAGACATGACTAAAAAAGCTATGTTAGAACTATATAAGGAAGGCATCACACCGCATATACAGATACACGATGAGCTTGATATATCTATTCCTCTTGGAGAAAAAGATAACTCTGACGACATTATAAAAATAATGGAGACGGCGGTTAAATTACAAATTCCTAATAAGGTTGACTATGAATCAGGGCCAAATTGGGGTAACATAAAATGAGAAATAATGTTAATAGTCAATACATATTTAGATAAAAGTAAAATACATGGAATAGGTGTGTTTGCCGATGAATTTATAAAAGAAAAAATTTTAATATCTAAAATTATTCCTGGACTTGATTGTATAGTTGAAAAGGATAACTTAAAAAATTTAGAATACTCTATACAAAAACATTTTAACAATCATGCATATAATTATGACTTAGATTCTAATTTATTAGTGTTAGAATTAGGAAATACAAACTATATAAATCATAGTGATAGCCCTAACATTGACAATGAAGGGTATGCATTAAGAGATATAAACATTGGAGAAGAGTTAACTTGTAATTATAAATTATTTGATAGCTCTTGTGATTACAAAAATGGAGAAATGAAATAATTATGGCTTATTTAAATGCAAACATACCAGTAATAGAGTGTTACGTAAGAGGTAATTTTTTAAGAGATCAAAAAGATTCACACGATAAATATTTTGACTGTTCAATATTTGGTTTTAGTTCTATTCCAAACAGAGTTCCTATGTTTCATTTCTTAATGGAAGATGGTGGTCTATGGTGGCGAGCACCTATATCAGCTTTTTGTACTAAACCTGGTGTAAAAGAACTACCACTTGACGAAATAGTTATGTGGGACAGTTTTAGTTATAATGTAAGTGTTACAACTTTTTATGAATTAGCTGGTGCTACTATGCAATACGTATCCAGACGTAAGGTAAAGCGTAAAGGTAAATATTTATTTACAATTGATTGGTGCGCAGGTGACTTTAATGAGTTAAATTTTGGTTATGCAGAAAAACCTGATCAACATAAGTGTGGCCATGTTCTTGAATTAGAGGATGGAAACTACGCAATACAGCCAAATAATAGACTTAAAATGTTTGATGCATCAATGGGTACAGACCTAAATAAAACCTTGATCAATAGACTAGTTACGAGTAAAATATACTCCGTAGAAAATTCAGCTAAATGGATTACTGACGAACACGAAGAAGGTAGTTACGATTATAAGCTGAGAAACTTGGAGGATGATGATGATAAGTAAATACAAAGAAGTGATTAAGCAACAATCAATCTTAAAATTTGAGAAATTTCTGGTTTGGCAACTACAAAACAGAACTGAAATCGTAATCGCTGTAGTATCTTTTGTACTTGGCGCAGTAATATTTTAATAACATGATTAAACAACCGCAACCAAAGATGTGTGATCTTTGTGGACACATGTTAAGACGTCACGTTCACGAAGGTATTAACAAGTGTGCTCACTGTGATTGCAGTTTGAGTCAAGCACCAGGGAACAAATGGTGGGAGAAAATTATTAGTTGGTTGACATAAGGATGCAATATGAATTTAGTAGACCTGTTAAAGAAAAACATAGTAATGGTACCTGTGGTAGCTTCAGTGCTAGTCGGGACATTTACGGGTGTACGTTATATTGTTAATCTAACAGATACTATTAATCAAAATGAGCTAAGACTTACTAATCTTGAAAGAGACGTAGGTGTATTAGAAAAAAATATTACAGATATAAATACAAGACTATCTTCTGCTGAAGCAACATGGCAGATGGCAGAAAATTTATATAGACAATTAGCTGATCAAGTTAGAGAACACAGTTATGATATCAAAGATCTCAATCGGGAAATTAATTATTAGGATGTATTATGGAGATAGCCAGGATGGATTACAGATTTACAGCGATACTAATAATTATGTTAACTCTGCTAGCTTTGTTTGGTGGACCAGCGCATAGTAGAAATGAGTATCTTAATAATGGTACTAATACTTGTAGCACTGGTGATCTCAGCTTATCAGTCGAACAAAGAGATTCAGAAAACAGTTATAGGCATTTTAATCCCGATAATAATTATACTAGTCCTTCTGATGATAGGTCGTTAAGATTAACTTGGAGACACTATTTAGGCTCTGCATGTACCGACAGATTTAAAGACGTTCAACAAGAAAATATGGAGCTAAAACAACAGCTAGAGCTAATGAAAATGTGCGGAAAAGTCAATAAAAACCCCACTTTAAGCAGAAATCCTAACTTCAAACTTTTGGTTTCTAAATGTTCTGGTATAATAATCCCCGATGATAAAATTATTAAACCTGATGGAAGCTACTGGGATTCAATTAAAGATGATTATAAAAAAGAAAACCCTGACATCAAACTTATGGGTGATAAAATTATAAGATGAGTAACAAACCATTAAACATATCTGAATCTGCAGCTGTACAGATGCCGATGAAGACGGTTGCTAGTCTAATTATTCTTGTTGGAATGGGCGTACTCGGATACACAGAGCTAACTGCGAGGCTGGTATCGTTGGAGACATCCAGAGAATTATTTAATGCTGATTTATTAAAAAAATCTGAACAGAAACCTACAGACCAAGAACAATTTATGTTAATAGAAGCGTTGTACGGTGACGTTGAAAAATTAACTGAAAATCAAGAACAAAATATGACTAACAAAGTTAATATAGAATTTTTAAAAACACAATTAGAAAAAGCATTAGATGATGTAGAACAATTAAAAGATAAGGTAAGAGCAAATGGAAACGGTCATCAGTAGTGTTGTTGCACTTTGTATGTTTGTAGCAGGCGAACTTACAGAACATAGAATACAACCAGCAATGTCAGATTGTTTAAAAGGAAAACGTGTTGCAGAACGTTCAGCAAATGATAATATTGGATACAAATGTGAAAAGGTAGAGGCAGAATTAGAAGAAAACATAGATGGATCTAAGGCTATTAAAAAAATTATAAAATAAATGCAACTTTCCAAACACTTTACTCTTAAAGAGATGACCAAGTCGATGACAGCGACACGTAAGGGTATAGACAATACACCAGGATCTGGTGAGATTAAAAGTCTAGGTGATCTTTGTTATGAAATTCTTGAACCACTACGTGCACACTTTGACAAACCAGTTACAATTACCAGCGGATACCGGAGCGAGGCGTTGTGTGAGGCGATCGGCAGCAAAAAGACATCGCAGCATGCCAAAGGCCAGGCGGTTGACCTAGAAATATTTGGCGTACCCAACATTCAGACAGCTTACTGGTTACAAAACAACGTTGACTTTGATCAATTGATCATGGAATTTTTTGACAAAGACGATCCCGCAGGGGGCTGGGTCCACATATCTTATCACGAATCAGGTTCAAATAGAAAACAAGTTTTAACTTTTGATGGTAAACGATACACTGAAGGCTTACCAGATATGAAATGGAAAGGTGGTAGAGTTGTCGAATAAATTTAAAACATTTGCAAAAATAGATACTGTTCATGGTATATGTGAAGAGTGTCAAGAAGAGACAATACTAGTAGCTATAGTGTCAGAGTATTACAGGTGTGTTAACTGTGGAAGTGACACTAGACAACACATAAACGGAAGTATAAGATACTTAAAATTAAATGAAAGAGATAAAAAATTTATAAAACAAAATGGCGAGAAAATTTAAATCATTCGAGACAAGAGACAAACCTAAGAAACGACCTCGACGTCATAAAAAAAGTTTAAATAAAAATGAAAGAACACATCATAAGAAATATCACCGTCAAGGCAGACGAGCTAAGTAGACGGTATAATAAAACTAAAGATCCTGCGTTACGGGAGGAGTGGTATCGGCTGGTTCGCTCTCTTGATAATTTTCAACCTTTGCACAATGAAACTTGGGATATAATTCTAAAGCCTCCACAACAGGTTGTGCAAAAAGTTCGCCGTCATACAAGATAGAGTAAGACTCACCAAGTCCTTTCTGTACACATTCATAATGACTACTATATAAACGTTTATAATCATGTTTTGTTGGTGGAACCTCAGCACAGTTTTGATTAACTACTGAACATACGAATATTGTTAAAAAAAATTTCATTGACAACCTTGTAAATAAATATAATAATCCTATATGATTATATATAATAACGAAAGGATATACTAATGACTGATATAAGTAAATATAAAAGTCTAGCTGTTGATCATACCTGTTATGGTAACATCGATAAGTTAGCAAAGGTTCTGGCACCAGGGGTCACTCTGTCTAGAGCACAAGTAATAAGAATGTTAGTAGAAGAGAAAGTTAAGAAGCTTAATGGAAAACTCAAATCTAAAAGCGCTTAACATAGCAGGAGAAAGTAAAGACCCTGTTAGATCTTTATGGAGAAACGTATTAATCGTTGCTCTTGAGGATGCAATGGGTAAGGGTTTTAAATCTTACGGGATGTCTTATAAAAATTATAATGACTCAGCACGTAGATGGTTTACTGATCCTAACGCAGATTTTAAGGCGGTGTGTACGTTTGCCGGCTTTGATCATGAATACGTAAGAATGAAAGCAACTAACTACTTTAGAAAGGAACAAGATGGCAGAGTTAAGAGATGAACACTTTGAAGTGATAAGTAAAAACAAAGCAAGGGCACACGAACAACAAAAAGACATGAGAGATGAATTATCTTTTTTTGTAATGAACTGTAGTCAATTTCATATGCAAGAACTTTATTCAGAGATGAAAAGAATGAAGAGGATGAAAAATGACAATCGAGGGTGATGGTAAGGAGTATGAACTTCTTACGAAGTGGGCTAAAGACTTTGATTGTAGAGGTCATTACAGTTGTGAGATAGGTGTACGTCAAGGTTATGGCTCTAAACTTATCTTAGACAATGTAAAAAATAACTACATGCATGTTGGAGTTGATCCATATGGTGAATTAAAATACCAACATCATGATCGAACTTTTACACAAGGTTGGCCTGAATTTTTTAGAGGTTCTTTTTCAGCAGATTATACTGATCAAATGAGAGATACTATGTTGAAAGACATGTATGAATACAGAAATCAAGGTAGGTTTACGCTCGCTAACATGACTGACACGATGTTTATGTGTCATCCTGCTTGGAATGAAAAAACTTATGCGTTTGTGTATTTAGATGGTCCCCACATGACTAAAGATGTACTCACTGAAGCTGTGTGGTTTGCTAATCGTTCGGCGCCCCATACTAGAATAATTATTGATGACACAGATAAGATGGAAACAAGTGTTATCGCTCACGTCTTAACTTACTTTGGTTTTAAGACAATAGAGATGGGAGATACAAAAATATGTTTGGAGAAAAAATAATAATAGTTCTAATGCTTTTAACTTTAATGGTGGTAGTACAAATATGACAATACCAGATACAGATAAGGCCTACATTGCCGGCCTATTTGATGGCGAAGGCTCGATACATTTTAAACGAGGACCGGAAAAGAAAAAGAAACACAAAGGTAGACCTGGGTATAGGTGGTCAAATAGTCTAAGACTAAGTATGGAAATAACCATGACAGATAAATCTGTTTTGATTTGGGCTCATGAAGTCTTAGGAGTAGGTACTTTAACTGACAAGCCGCGTAAGGGTAAACGGGTTGATGGTACACCGTACTTAAAACAATATAGATGGCGTTGTACATTTAGAGATGCTTTTTATGTGTGTTGCCTAATCTGGCCTTGGGCACATACCAAGCTACCTAAGATACAACAAGTAATAGAACACTACACTACCAATGGTAGAGAAAATGTGGTAGACCTAACCGAATATAAAGTAGCTAAAGAGTTAGGAATAAAATGATAACATGGAATAAGAAGTACGATTACAAAGACCCAAAACGAGTTGATGGTCCTGATGGACGTAAGTATTCAGTTAATGGCGAGAAATTGCCATCGGTTACAACTATACTAGGCAAGACTCGTACACCTGAGAAAGAAGAGAGTTTGGCGAGATGGAGGCAGAAAGTTGGCGAAATTGAGGCAGACAAGATTAGAGACAATGCAGCAGCTAGAGGTACGATTATGCACCGAATTCTTGAAGGATATATCAAGGGTGAGGGTCATATGGATATGACAGACCTTGGCCAAGAGGCAGGCGTCATGGCTCAAAATTTGATTGATAGTGGCTTTAAGAACTCCATAGACGAGGTGTGGGGCATGGAAATGATGATGTACTACCCCGGACTATACGCCGGAGCTTGTGACATCGCTGGAGTCTATGAAGGTAAAGAGGCCATAATGGATTTTAAACAGTCTAACAAATACAAGAAACGTGAATGGATTGACGATTATTTCATACAGACTGCGGCTTATGCCGTGGCTCATAACCATGTGTATGGCTCAAACATTAACTCTGGAGTGATTCTAATCTCTGTAAAGAATGGAACTATTCTAAAGTACGTGTCATCTGGTAAGGAATTTCAAGGGTTTATGTTCGAATGGTTAAGAAGAGTTGACCTATATTACAAGAACCAGGCATCAGGGACCAAGGGACCCTTAGTAGTTTAAATTTGAAAATGATATTAAATATTTTTTTCAGCGTAGATAGGGTGTTACAATGTGACAATGGCTTTAAACTGTTGATATTACTACATAAAGTGCTGTTACAATGCTGTTACAATGTGTTTCAAGGTGTTACAAATTCCCTGCGTGAGAGAACCTTTTTACCTTTTTTAAAAAACTTGTTTTTCAAAATAAAAACTCTATGGTTTAGACATGGCAAAGAAATCTAGAAGCATCAATACTTACACTAAACCTAAGACTGTAAAGCAGCAGGTTAAGTTTCCATACAAACGTGTACGTATCGATTGGATTGATATCATCACTGAAGGTGGCTGGGGTTCTGAACGTGAGTTTAAAAATATGAAGTTAGCTACGCCTGTAAGTGAAGGTTGGCTATTTAGTAAAGACAAAGATACAGTAAGAATTTTTGCTGGCTATGATATCGATGATGACGGCTCAATACATTTTAGTGAACGTTCTGTTTTTCCTTCTTCTTGCGTGAAGAAGATAACGAAGATTCATTAGATGTTTCTTGTTGATGCCCATTGGTTTGTGGGTTTTTACCTTTATTTAATTTTTCTTTTATTTCTTCAAATGGCACGTCTTCTAGGATTGGTGAGTAGTCATCAATTATTTGTTTCATCCTGTTCTCTAGTTCTTCTGTTGTTAGGTCTTCTAATTTTCCAGTACGTATTATCTTCTGCTCAATATATAGACCAGCCGCTTTCCCTCTCGCTACTTCAGCGTTAACTGCAGCTGACCACGCTCCCTTGTTAAGAGCCTGCTGTCTTATCTTACCTAATTCTGATATATGTCTATCGTAAGTGACTTCATATTTTTTCTGCCACTCTTCTCTTAGCTCGCCAATATATTTTACAACTAACGGATATAATTTTGGATTCTGAAGTTTACTTGCATACTGTCTAGCAAACTCTGATTCAAATCCTGCATCAACAGCACACTCAGTTGCTGTCTTCCTGCCTTCGTTCGTTACTATCTCGTGAGCGAACTTCATTTGTTTTTCTGTTAATTTTTTTGGCAAACCCATGTTTGACTTTTAATACAACTTATTCTATAAATCAACCCATGTTTACCGGAAAGTTATTAAAGCAGATTGTAGATAAATTTACTGCATCACCCGCTGCTCAAGAGGCTAGAGTGCAAGTCGTATTACCCAATGGAGAATTTTATGACATTGATGGTGTAAAACTCTTGCAAAATAAATTAGTAGGAGTAAGAGAATCTCATCGATTGGTATTTACAATTACTCCTGAAACTTGGAAAATGGGCAAAGTCATTAAGAAGCTGTAGTATTAAAAATGTCAGTCAAACCTGAACGAAAACTATGGCATGAACTTAAAGCATTTACACCTAAAATATCGTGGACTAGGATTGAAAACACTGGCTCTTTTGGTACTCCCGATCTATTGGGCTATAATTCTCGTGGGCACTTTTTTACATTGGAGCTAAAGGCTACAAAAACCAACAAGGTACGCTTCTCACCCCATCAATTTTCGTTTCACGTGAAACATCCGAACCATTCATTTATTATGGTTAAGACCCTTCCCCTTAACCTTGTAAAACTTTATAAGGGGAAGGATATCATGGAGCTTGACGCTTGTGGCTTGAAGCTTGAGCCTTGCGCCCTGGGGCTTGAGGCTTGTTACTTGCTGCTTGAGTCTTTGTAGCTTGAGGCTTGAGCCTCACCCGCTTGTTGCTTGTTGCTTGAGGTTTGTTGCTTGTGGCCCGGACCAGGTGCACGCTCACTTTCGCCGTCGCGTTCGCTCTTGCTAATGACCTGATCCGATTTATCCCTAGGGATTCTGTAAAATTTTGGATGTTTAAAAACATGTGTCATGATTAGTGTTTACCATAACTAACATTTTTTATATCTTTATTCCAGCATGCTCTACAATCTAGACACTGGCCGCCTTGCTTAGGCGCTGGACAGCTCGGGTTTCCATCAGTCACCACCGTTGAAGAGTGAGACCAGGCGTTGCCAGCGTTCCCGTCTACCTTAGCAGCGGATAACCTAATAATTAAATTTGCTGGAACCTGTTCAGGGTCCGGCAGGTATTGTCGCTCTTGTGTTGGCATCCAGTGCTGGGTGTCAGGTGTGAGCTTACATACTTCTATAATTTTTGCCATATGCTCTTTGACTCTGTACGGTCGCCAGGCGTCATGCCATCTAAACCATTTTTGGCGTTTGATTTGTGCTACCATTGCCTCCACCCATTGCGGGTGATTAATAGCGTCGAGCCTTCTATACTGGGCTTCCTTGATTGCTGGGTAACGTGTATAATTATTTTTCATAGCATAACAACCAAAGCACGGGCTCGTTGGAATCTTCCTAAGCTTCGCGCCAGTCTGGCAGGCCCACGCTGGCAAGGCTGTAAGCTCAGGCCCTGGCATCTTGCTGGTTCTTGTTAATGAGTCTGTAATTTTCTTTGCTTCTTTTATTAACATAAATCTTTCTCCTTTATTATCCTATATACTATAAACTTTATCTTGTCAAGCTGCTTGTTGCTTGCTGGTTTCCGGTAGGTCTCACCCGGAATTATCCCTAACGCGTGCCGCGCATAGCGTCCAAGACCAATTGACCAGCTTGTGGCTTGCTGCTTGAAGCTTGAGCCTTGACCCAAAACAAAAAATAAATTCAATCGCAAGTTGCACCAGTGTTGGATGATGCAACTTGCGATTGAGTAGCGTCCAATGGCTTTCTTCCAGGACGCTACAGATTTAGATTAAGATTTCTCTTTTTCTAAATATTTTTTAGTTCTTTCTTGGTCTTCTTTCACCATACGAATGACCTCTTCAAGGGCATCCGCAATTCTTTTTAATTGTTCAGTTTCCATTAAGCTTTCTTTCTAACATCTCTAAATACAAACTCTTCTAGAATTCCAACTCTTTTAGATAAAAGGTCGATTAATTCTTTTTGCATTTTAATTATTTCCATTGTACTATTTCCTGCATCGGTCAAACCTTTGACCATATCGATAGTTTCTCTATCTGTCATTTTACCTCGTTTTGTTAGATTAAACATATTAGGAGTATATAGGATAAATAAGGCAGAATTAAGGCACATACAAAAATAAATATTTTTTATTTTCTTGACATATCCCAAATTATCCTATATACTTGGACGGTGGCTGGGGATGGTGGTTAGTATATATATTAAAAAACCATGCACGTACAGGTTGAAAGTTTTTTTATTTAAGGGATTGACAGATTATATAATATAGGATATATTAGGATTATGTTTAACAAAAACGAAAGGCAAAAATGCAAAAAATAAGAATGAATACAGAGTTGCGAAACAAACTCTTTAATAAAATGAAAAATGTCTTTGAGAACGAGGACACACAAGAACGAGAAGATTTCTTGTCAGCAAGAGAGAGTGTTGATTATCATTATGACATAGCACACAAACTTGCAAAGCAAGTTGTTGAAAGATCATATCCACCAGAAGATGTTTCTGTTCTTAGAACTTTCAAAAAGAAATATGGAAGTCCTTGTGATGTTGTTGCAAAAGATAAATGCTTTTACTTTGCACATAGTGAGGACAAAGATGAGGAGGCGATATCAAAGAAACTAAATCTCATTTTGATTTTGGTTTGTTTGGTAATCTAAATGGTAGTGAGTATAGTGATGAGGAGGGAAAGAAATTTGCGTTTGCATATTTACGAGAAGATTTAAAAGCTATGGATTGCAACCCAGATATCTATGCTCAACAAAATGAAAACAAAGATAACCCACACAAAACAAAACATATTGACGAGTGTTCAAAAGCACTTGGCCATAGTCGTAGTCATAGTTATTCAAATGGCGACCACAATGGTATGACAAAAACATTTGATGACCAATACTATCTTGATGTTATTGGAACATCTTATTGCAGATCAAGAGCAATAGCCTGTACCAAAGATGAGTACGAAACATTTAATGATTGGCGAATTGCAAAAGGTAATGTTGTATCAAAACACCAAACTTGGATTGATACAATTCAAAAACAATGCGATCAATTAAAAATTGGATTGAAAGCATATAGATATCTTTCAGAGGGTATTGAGTTGGCTACTGAACTAGGTATTCAAGTTGATGAGGCAGAGTTAATTAGAACTAACTCAACAGGTTTGACTATCTACAATCCAAGCAACCTTGCAAGTATGATTAAGGGCATGAAGAATAAACATCAATCAAGAGAGGCGAAGATATTAGCTAGAAAAAAATATGAAGAAAGTATAAATTAAGGGTTGACATTATGGGAGTATTGGTATATACTCCCATACATAACAGAAAGGTAGAAATGCAAGAAAACACTAAATTTAAAATCACATACTATTCTAACAAGGATAAGAAACACATCACAAGAAATGGAACTTGGACAGACAAGTGCAGATATTGGACAAGCAAAGCAGGTGCAAATCTAATGACTTATTTTGATGATGACGCAGAGGGATATAGAACTGCCAAAGGCAGTTGGAAAGTGAGGTATTAATGACAAGCTTTGAATTTTATTGTTGCGTTGGTTTCTTTGGTTTAATTATGGGATTGGTGGTAGTAGCATGAGTAATAAACATTTTTGCCAAGGACCAACCTGTCATGAAAACCCTACACAAGATAGATTTCTAAAATCTAGAGGTGTAGTTAGAGGGCGATATGCGTACTGTAACATGGACCAACAGAATTGGTATTCAGACTCAGATAAATTCTTTTGTAGTCAATCATGTAAATTAGATTGGTTAAGTGATAACATGGAAAACATTGAGCATGGTCGACCGATTGAGTTTATTAGACACAGACGAGAAACCCAAGGATATGCCAAGGTCAAGAACGATGAGTCTAGGTGGGGTCCAGAATATTCTATTCAAAGGGTTGACAATGGTCAGCTTATAGAGTAGGATAATCCTATTAACAAGAAAGGTATAATATGACACAAACAAACACAGACAACAAGACAGAAGAACGTAAGAATAGATTCAATGGCGAGTCTATTATGTTAACTAAGGAAGAAGCTATCATTCATGACAGACTATTCATCAACGAGTTAGCAGCTACACTAGAGGACAAAGCAGCAGGCGTCGACGGTACGTCAAAGCTTTGGGACAAAGTACGTAAAGATATAAACTACTTCAGACAGCATAATGCTGAAGCATACATGGTTCTACTAGACTAGAACCAACCTTTCTGGCCCTGGTCCCTCAATAGAGGTACCAGGGCGCTCCCTAAATTTGAATTTTTATTATTATTAATATATAGATATGTATATAAAGGGGTCCCAGAGTTACGCATTTATTGCGAGTTTCATACACTTAAAGGTGTAAAATACTTTTGGACTTTCTAAATTAAAGCTGTAAAAATTTTTTAGAAAATTTTTTCGAATGAGTTATGGATATAGATAAGTTAAAAAAGTTTGAGAAATTACCACCTGATGTAAAAAGACAATTAGCTTTGTATATGGCTAAATGGAAAGACAAGAAAAAAGAAGCTGATATTAGAGATGACTTTATGGCTTTTGTAAAACACGTCTGGCCAGATTTTATTGAAGGATCACATCACAAACAAGTTGCTAAAAAATTTAATGACATAGCAAAAGGTAAAGTTAAACGTGTAATTATTAATATGGCACCTAGACATACAAAGTCTGAGTTTGCATCATATCTATTACCTGCTTGGATGGTGGGTCGTAATCCTAAACTAAAAATTATTCAATCAACTAACACAACTGAATTATCTGTAAGGTTTGGTCGTAAGGCAAAACAACTTATGGATTCACCTGAGTACAAAGAAGTATTTCAAACAAGACTCAAAGAAGATTCTCAAGCTGCTGGTAAATGGGAAACTCAACAAGGTGGTGAATATTATGCTGCTGGTGTTGGTTCAGCCATCACAGGTCGTGGTGCCGATCTCTTGATTATTGATGATCCACATACTGAACAAGATGCAATGAATGCTCAAGCTCTAGATAGAACTTATGAGTGGTATACATCTGGTCCACGTCAACGTCTTCAACCTGGTGGAACAATTGTAATTGTAATGACTAGATGGAATGAAAAAGATTTAGCAGGTCGTTTGATCTCTGCACAAAAAGAACCAAAGGCTGATCAATGGGAGGTGATTGAGTTTCCTGCGATCCTACCAAGTGGTAAACCCCTGTGGCCTGAATACTGGAACCTGAAGGATTTAGAATCAGTCAAGGCTTCTATTCCTGGTTCAAAGTGGAATGCACAATACATGCAGAATCCTACTTCAGAAGAAGGAGCATTAATAAAACGTGAATGGTGGCAACCTTGGGAGAAAGATAGTTTACCTGCAATCGAACATGTTATTCAATCTTACGATACAGCTTTTATGAAAAAACAAACTGCTGACTATTCTGCAATTACTACCTGGGGCGTGTTTCATCCAACGAGGATAGTGGTCCCTGTCTCATGCTTCTTGATGCAATAAAAGGTCGGTATGAGTTTCCAGAGTTACGTAGAGTGGCTATGGATCAATATGGTTATTGGAATCCAGAGACGGTTATAATCGAGAGTAAGGCATCAGGGTTACCGCTTACTTATGAATTAAGAAAGATGGGTATACCAGTTTTAAATTTCACACCATCAAAAGGTAATGACAAACACACTAGAGTTAACTCTGTATCTCCATTGTTTGAGTCTGGTAGAATCTGGGCTCCAACTGAAATGGAGTTTGCACAAGATGTAATTGAAGAATGTGC